AACAGGCGAAACGGGTCCTACTGGTGAAACGGGCCCAACGGGAGCAGATTCCACTGTAACGGGCCCAACAGGCGAAACGGGTCCAACAGGTGAGACAGGACCAACGGGCGAAACTGGGCCTACAGGCGAAACAGGTCCTACAGGTGAAACAGGGCCTACAGGCGACACGGGCCCTACGGGAGCTGATTCCACTGTCACGGGTCCAACAGGCGAAACGGGTCCTACTGGCGACACGGGCCCTACGGGTGAAACGGGTCCAACGGGTGAAACAGGACCAACAGGTGAGACAGGACCAACGGGAGCTGATTCCACTGTGACGGGTCCAACAGGTGAAACAGGACCAACAGGCGAAACGGGTCCAACGGGAGCTGATTCCACTGTGACGGGTCCAACGGGTGAAACAGGACCAACAGGCGAAACAGGTCCAACGGGTGAGACAGGCCCAACAGGTGAAACCGGCCCAACGGGTGAAACAGGGCCCACGGGAGCTGATTCCACTGTGACGGGTCCAACGGGTGAAACAGGTCCAACGGGAGCTGATTCCACTATAACAGGTCCAACGGGTGAAACAGGGCCAACAGGTGAAACAGGCCCTACTGGTGAAACAGGCCCTACTGGTCAAACGGGTCCAACGGGAGAAGATTCTACGGTAACGGGTCCAACAGGCTACACGGGTCCCACGGGCGCAGATTCTGCTGTAACGGGTCCAACGGGTCAAGCTGGAACAAGAATATATACTGGAACAGGTCCTCCTTCCACATTTCTCGGGCAACTAGGAGATTTTTATATTGATTTATTAAGTGGTATATTCTATGGACCTAAATCATAAATTTATACAGATTAAAACTAATAGTTATGTCATAGCAATTAGTTTTTTTCATAAAATCATAACTATATTAGAATGTCCTGGCCCGTTGCATTTAATATGATCGGCCCTACGGGCGATACTGGTATAACAGGGCCAACAGGTGAAACAGGGTCTACGGGTTATACGGGTCCCACTGGCGCATCATCCACTGTAACAGGCCCTACTGGTTATACTGGTTATACGGGTCCCACTGGCGCATCATCCACTGTAACAGGCCCTACAGGTGAAACAGGCCCTACTGGTTTTACGGGCTCTACGGGAGCAGATTCGACAGTAACAGGCCCTACTGGTCAAACAGGCGCTACAGGTCAAACAGGCGCTACAGGTGAGAAGGGTTCTACTGGCCCGGCCGGCACAGCTACAAATACGGGAGCAACAGGTCCCACAGGTCCAGCTGGTTCCACAGGCCCTACAGGTGATGCAGGTATTACTGGTTCCACAGGCCCTACAGGGGAGGCTGGTATTACTGGTTCCACAGGCCCTACAGGTGAAGCTGGAATAGCCACAAACACGGGTGCCACGGGTTACACAGGCCCTACAGGTCCAACAGGACTGGTGGGTCTAACAGGTAACACGGGAGCTACCGGTATTTTCGGTCCTACTGGGCGGATAGGTCCCACAGGTGTTACAGGTGCGAGAGGACCGGTTGGGTGTACGGGTCACACGGGTCCCGCCGGCACAGCTTCCAACACGGGAGCAACAGGTGAGACAGGACCAACGGGTTCTACCGGTAACACGGGTCCCGCAGGAGATTCTACAAATACGGGAGCAACAGGTCCCACCGGTTGGACAGGATGTAGAGGCCCTACAGGCGAGGCTGGTCCGCCAGGAGAAGTGGGCGCCCAAGGATATCAGGGGCTTCCAGGTTTAGCTACAAATACGGGAGCGACAGGTCCCACCGGTCCAGCTGGGACAGCCGCAAATACGGGCGCCACGGGTTCTACAGGTGTTACGGGTGAAACAGGTGCCATAGGTCCTACAGGTATGACGGGAGCAGAAGGTCCCACGGGACCTACGGGTTTCACAGGTGATACGGGCACGACCGGACCTACGGGTATGACGGGATATACGGGATGGACGGGCCCAGCAGGAACAGCTTCCAATACGGGAGCAACTGGTCCCACCGGTGCTACAGGATATACGGGATGGACGGGACCTGCAGGCACAGCTTCCAATACGGGAGCAACAGGTCCCACGGGCCCAACGGGTCGCACAGGAGCTACAGGTCCCGCCGGCACAGCTTCCAATACGGGCGCGACAGGTCCCACAGGTCCCACAGGCCCTACAGGTCGCACAGGACCCACGGGTTCTACAGGTGTAACAGGGCCTCTCGGTAGGACTGGACCTACAGGTGCTCCTGGTTCTGCTACAAATACGGGTTCCACCGGCCCCACCGGTGCCACAGGTCCTACAGGCGTCCCTGGTTCAGCTGTAAATACGGGAGCTACAGGAAATACAGGTCCCACGGGAAGAACGGGTCCCACAGGAGTAAGTGGTCCCACGGGTCCTGTTGGGGCAAATGGGCGCACAGGTCCCACAGGCCCAGCAGGGTCAGCTTCCAATACGGGTGCGACAGGTCGCACAGGTCCCACCGGCCCTACAGGGACTTCTTTTACGGGTCCTACGGGTGATGGAAGAACAGGCCCTACAGGATATAGAGGGCCAACGGGGGATGTAGGCCCTCGTGGTTGTCAAGGCGTGACGGGACCTACAGGATGTCTGGGACCTACAGGGCCAGACGGTCCGCATGGAGATGTTGGACCACAAGGAGATCCTGGAGTGACGGGTCCGATGGGTAGGACAGGGGCTACGGGTCCATTAGGAACAGGCCCCACCGGTGCCACAGGAGCTGCGTCCACTATTACGGGTCCTACAGGTTCTACTGGATACACGGGTCCTATAGGAACAGGACCCACCGGTGCCACAGGCACCACAGGTCCTACTGGTTCTACTGGATACACGGGTCCTATAGGAACAGGCCCCACCGGTGCCACAGGAGCTGCGTCCACTATTACGGGTCCTACAGGTTCTACTGGATACACGGGTCCCATAGGAACAGGCCCCACCGGCCCTACAGGTCCCACAGGTCTAGAGGGTTCGGCTACAAATACAGGGGCCACAGGAGCAACAGGTCCAACAGGTCGCACAGGCCCGGCAGGAACAGCTGCAAATACTGGAGCTACAGGAGATACAGGAGATACGGGTCCCACAGGAGAAAAAGGGGACCAAGGAGATTCAGGAGAAGTAGGACCACGAGGGGCAACCGGACCTACAGGTCCCACAGGGCGTGACGGATTTGCGACAAACACAGGTTCCACAGGCGCCACGGGCGTAACAGGGGCGACAGGAGCCACAGGGCCGCAAGGATTCACAGGGGCAACTGGATTCGGGGCCACGGGCCTCACAGGAGCAACAGGTGCGACGGGTCCTATAGGCACGGGTCCCACGGGATTTGGCGCGACAGGCCCTACAGGAAGTCGTGGACCGACGGGATCTTTTGGTCTAGCTGGCCCCACTGGTTACACGGGGGATACGGGTGTGACAGGCTCCACAGGGCCTACCGGTTGGACAGGGGCCACAGGCGATCAAGGAATTCCTGGAGATGCCACCAATACGGGTGCCACAGGATATACAGGCTGGACAGGACCTACAGGTCCAACAGGTGTGACTGGTCCAACGGGACCGACTGGCGCTACGGGATTTGGAGCTACGGGCCCTACAGGTTGGACGGGCTGGACAGGTCCAACGGGCTGGACAGGTCCCACAGGATTTGGAGCTACGGGTCCTACAGGTTGGACGGGACCGACAGGTCCAACGGGCTTGACGGGCCCTACTGGATTTGGTGATACAGGATACACGGGCCCTACAGGTTTCGGTGCCACAGGAGCTACGGGTCCTTCTGGTCGCACGGGTCCCACAGGATTTGGTGCGACGGGTCCCACCGGCCCTACAGGTCGCACGGGTCCTACAGGTCTTGGCGCCACAGGTCCCATAGGTAGTCAAGGAGTAACAGGCCCTACGGGGCGCGTCGGTGCTACTGGAAATACGGGCCCTACTGGAGCGATAGGTGTCACTGGACATACAGGCTGGACGGGATATACAGGAGATGTTGGGCCACCCGGTGATTTTGGCCCACAGGGAGAGACTGGTGATACAGGGGCGATAGGCGCGACAGGCCCAACGGGTAGAGATGGTTCAGCTACAAATACGGGTGCCACGGGACCCACTGGCTCTACGGGTATAACTGGATCAACAGGTCCAACAGGACCCACAGGACCCACAGGACCCACAGGGCCAATAGGAGTAACAGGCTATACAGGAGTCACAGGATATACGGGTCCCACAGGATGGACAGGATATACAGGGCCGACAGGAGTCACAGGCCCTACCGGATTTGGAGCTACAGGTGTAACAGGACCCACTGGTTTTGGAGCTACAGGAGTCACAGGCCCTACCGGATTTGGAGCTACAGGCCCTACTGGCGTAACTGGCCCCGCGGGTGGCGGCGGCTCAAGCCAACTCGTAACAGAGAATTTTACGGTTGCTGTAACATGGGCTAGTGGATATACAACGAATAGTGTCATATACACATATGACGGTATTAATTGGAGTACATCCAGTCAAGCAATCTCTTTAGGTATTCAGACTGCTAATTGTGTAGCATGGGATGGTAAAATGTGGGTATTAGGCTTGAGCTCCAATGGAAATTCCAATATTGCCTATTCTGCTGATGGAATAACATGGAAATATGCAAGTTATTCTCTAAACACTATACTTACTCAGATAAACGCAATAGCTTCAAATGGGTCTATGTGGATAGCTGTAGGATTTAGACCCAGTGATGGAACCGCACATGCCATATATTCCTATGATGGCTATAATTGGTACGAATCAACAAGTGCCGCGAGTATATTCGGCGGAAGTTCTAGTTTATTAGCAGTTGCGTGGAATGGAACAATGTGGGTTATCGGAGGATATGGTCCTGGTGCATCGCTGGCATATTCCTACGACGGAATCAATTGGAAAAAAGTAACTTCTGTAGTTCCTTACGTACATGGAATTGCATATAATAGTTCCATGTGGATTGTAGTAGGAAATAATAATACGTATGAGGGTGGAGATTGTATAGGATATTCGTATGATGGAATAAGTTGGACATTATCTACATCAGGATCCAATCTTATAAGAGGTGCAAACGATGTGGAGTGGAATGGTATTATGTGGGTTGCAGTAAGTTCCCGTGTTGCGGGTTCACCGTATCCAGCAGGAGTAGGCGCGGCATATTCCTATGACGGAATCAATTGGACGGCAGCTTCAGGTGTTATCGCAACGGGTGTGGGGCAAGTATTAAATATCACATGGAATGGATCCCGCTGGTTTGCTAGTTGTATTATTAGTTCCCAGACTATAGGTTCTTATTACCAGACTATGATTACATCCGTAGATGGAATAAATTGGACTCTTGATTCAAGTGCTTCAAGTTTAGTTAGCAACTCTATTTACGGTGTATCATCTAGGAGATTTATAACTTACGATCCACCAAGCCGAAGACAGCTAGGAGGAACAGGAACAACGAGTGCAGGAGGGACAAGCAATGTAAATTTCGGATCCACACTCTTCAGCACTACACCTATTATAACAGCCACTGTAACCGGTGTAAATCCTGCTGCCGTTCTATTAAGTTCTATGGGACCCACAGGATTTACAGCAACTACATATAATCCCTCGTTTTCTATAACAGGACCGGTGCCATTTAATTGGAACGCCATACAATTATAGGTAGCGTGCTAGGAGTACACGTAGACATCTGAACATTAAAAATGGGCAAAATGCCCATTTTTAATCTTGTAAAAGGCTGGCGAGCCCGTTCATTTTTAGCAGAATATACGAGACTAAAACCGTGTAAGGCGTTCCGCTGTAGGTAATGCCAGTCCCGTTTTCACATTATACATAAGTAAGTTCTCTATCGTTGCGGTTGTTAGCTCTGCGATATAGGCCTCTGAATCCCGCGTCCCATATGTGATCCAGAATGAATCCCCCTCCAGACTTGCGCACATACCACTCCAATACTCTACACGCTCTTTGGTGAATCGCACAAAACAACTTACACGAGAAGGCTTCAAATCCTTATCCAATGTCATAAACCGGTGATAATATCGCCGCCCATTATCGCCAATATATACTTTATGCATAACACACAAATAGGCCTCCTCTGCCCCATTCCAAGGGGCAGGTCCCGCAGACCCTCTATATTCTTTCAAAGAGATGGAACCATTCATTGGCACATCTACCACCGAGGCCCCAGATGCGTCGCAGATTTTGAAGGGTGAAAAGTTATAAATATAGTGAAGCCCCCCCTTGTGCTGAAATCCGAGCCAGTTTTTCTGCGTATCTCTCGGATTTACACCTTCAGGCAAGGGCATCTGGCGCAAGCTCCAAGTAGTCTCATTGTCTCCCCGCCACACATGGAATATCTTATTCGTCCCATTGTCTGAATAGGACTGGGAGGTCCCGAGAAATTCCATGGCACCCGAGCCCTGTATAAGCCGGCAATCCTCTACTCCTCGGATATAATGATCCCGCTGCGGAAACTTTCCATCTATCATAATTTCCTCCAAGCTCGCGGGATTATTCCATCCAGCCTCACGTGGTATATCCATCAAACAATTCCTAGTAAGAACTTTTCCGTGAAAGGCCCGATATTCATAATGTTTCGCCTCTGCGGTGAAATAATTAGCACACCGCAGATTTACTAAATATCCCGAACCATCCGGCTTTACACGAATACTGGGATTAAAGGGCTGCCAAGACGCCGCATGTGGCTCTCCTGACCAAGGCATACGATCCAGAGGCACTTCGAATCGCGTTTGCCTACGGGGTTTCAGGCACCAATCATACCAATGCAGACTTCCAAAGATTCTGTTGAAATCGTGCCAATTAAGTCGTGTGCGAAGATCCAGTTGATCAATTTGAAGCCATGTCTGTTTGGACAAATCCGTGTAGAATCCAAGAATCCCGAGTTCTTCCCAAATATGATACTCCATATCCCGTTGATTCACAAAAAGAATGTCGTGATTCCGTGTGGGAGCTCCAAGAACTTGGCCCGTGCGCAGATCTTCCCCAAACTGAATGGCAAACATCTTTTCAAGAATCATGGCGGCCAACATTTGTGACGCGGGTTGCTTCCTATACAGGGATATCACCCGCATAGCAGCTTCCGTGCGATGTTTTCTCCCCTGCCACGCATTTAAATACGTATAGACCGCATTGGGAATATCCCCCGAATTCTCGTAGCATTCACCCAAATACACACGTGCTATATAGACTTCCTCGTCCCACCCCCCAATCTCTATACGGCGCTTCAACGTGGCTATCGCATTCGGCCAATCATGCATACAGAGGTATGTCTGGCCGAGATAGAAATGCGTGCGCGCATCATTCGGCATTTCCTCCAAATCCTCCTTCAACAGTCGCACATCTCGCTCGTATTTGTCCGATTTACACCCACCATCACCGTGATCAATAAGAACAGGAGACTGAAAGAGCGTGGTGTGCTTCCCTGGGGGACATGTCCAAGCTTCATGTGTGGCCCCCTTACAAATCCAGGGTTCCGAGCAACGAACCACCCTCATATTACTGTAAAGAAGACTACCTGCTGATTGTCTCAGTGATACGCCTGCTTGTTCTGGACCTAGCCTAGCGAGAGTCTCCCGGTTCACCGGCTCTGAGAGCATCATATCACCGTCCAACAAGAGCGCCCACGTTTTCGTGGCATCCCACCCCACTGACGAAACCCAGTGCTGGCATTGGACAAAGGATTGTGTTCGACTGACGCCAAAATTCTTAAACGGAAACGTAAAGACGGTCCCGGAAACATCATTTGTCTTCAACCAAGACATCGCCTTTTCCACAGTATCATCTGTAGAGCCGGTATCGCATATCACAATCGCGTCGACTTTGCCCCGGACAGAATCCATAAGACGTTCAATAATCCTGCTCTCATTTTTCACCATTGTTAAAAGAATCAGTTTGTGCTGGTTCATTTATATATGTACGGTATTTATTCACAGATGTCTTTACGCGGCTAAAACAGAGATGAACTCGAGTGAGCTTCTACGAATACAAGTTGCGGGAGGGCTTCATTGTCGGGAACAGATACATTTAAGAATTTTTACAGCGCCTCTCATACGATGGACGTGGGCGATTATATCAATCTCTACATTACATACACAGTAAACAACGCAAACGCGGCGTCAGATTTGACGTGTCAATTAGATTTATTTTAAGCGCGCTATTAAGAAATGGCAGCAGTTACATCAGGTCAAGGCGTTCTTATCCCTGCCAAGCAGCGAAAAGAGCGCCGTATTACAATCGCCGTAAATAGTCGCGATCGCAACTTGGGAGCAAATTACGATTCCAACGACTTTCGCTGGAGTTTTCGTCGGCCTCTCAAGGATGTCACGGCCATTGAGCTCGTCAATGGCTCCGTGCCTGCCGATCTCTACAATGTGCAGCCAGCATGGGGGTCCTTTACGTTTGGAGAAGATACAGGGACGCGCACATGGAATGCAACACTTACACCCGGTCAATACAATGCCACAGAACTTTGCGCACAGCTTCAAACCCAACTGAATGCCCTCGCAGGAGCTCTGAATACATATACCGTGGGATATTCATCTATAACGAAAAAGTGTACCATCACCGCCACGGGTCCTGCTTCCTTCACATTCTATTTCCAAACCGGTCGCTACGTCAATGAGATAGATACACACACAGGCGCCATACAATCCGTGAATTGCGTAGGACAACTCTTCGGCTTTGAATTCCAGGATCAAACCTCAGTGGCAGGCAGTCTCGTGCCTCCCAATCGTATGGACCCATACGGCCTCATAAGCCAATTATACGTTCATATCAACGCCGATAACTCTATAGAGATTAATCGTATAGAACGCGGGGCAGGCCGACGCGACTGTTTCCATGTCATGTATCTGGACCAGATTCGCGACGGCTACTATCCCCTCAATAAAGATATACACGCCCCCATCTTCTATTCCTCTCCAGCTCCTATCGCACGCATGGCGACGCTGAATATCAGCATTCGCGACGAGTTTTATCGCCTCATAGATCTCGGGAAACATGATTTCACGCTACTGTTTGAAATTACTTTCTTGGACTAAAAACGAATCCTAAATTTCCGTTTTATTTGGCCTATGGGTCCTCTCCAACGCCAGCTCAAGAGCCGACCATATATACATCTCATTACACGTGCGCTAATATCATGTTTTTTCATAAAAGCATTATACGAATATGCTATAGATGATCTTGCCTTACGAAGGGCCGCATATTCTGGCAGTTGTTTTATACCGTGAATGGTTGCTGCCTTTTCGTTCTGAATCGCAAGAACATGTGGCTGAACAACTTCTTTAAATTTTTGAAATTCTTCATTCATTTTACTTGTAAACTCTCTACAGGCTTTTACCTCGGCTGTATTCTTCTGCTTGATAATTTTTAGCTCTTCCTTCACGCCTGGTTTCTCCTTGATCGATGCCGCTGTAGCTTGCGTTAGATCGGAAGAATTATTATAAAGGGATGGAAATTGATAGATAAGACCCCCACACGAGCAATAACAGTCCATATGCATAGAGACTCTATGTGCGACAGAGGCAATCAGACACGAAGAATGATATTTCAAATCGCAACAAGGGATCTCTGCTACTTTGGATCCTTCTTCCACGATATCATTACAATATGGGCAATTCATCTCATCACATAAAGCTGGCTATGTTTAGGCCACTAAAAATTGAAAACGGCCAGGCCCCTGTGCGACAAGTATTCACAATGTCGTGCCCCATCTGTTATGATACGTATGGAAAGAGAGTCGCGCAAGTAACGTGTCAGTATTGCCCCGAAAGTGCCTGTCGCGGATGCCAACAATCGTATCTGCTACAGTCCTATGAAGATCCCCATTGTATGTTTTGTAAGCGCGGCTGGGCGGCCGAGTTCATGGCTGCCAATTTCTCTAGCACCTTTCGTAGCTCTACGCTACGAAAACATCGGCGTAAGATTCTGTTGGAGCGTGAAAAGGTGCTGCTTCCCTCCATGCAGATCTTTGTAGAGTATAAGAAAGATGCGGCCAAATGGCTCGCAGTCGTAGATGAAATAAATAGGCAGATGGGCGTTCGAAAAAATAAATTTACACATGAAGAACAAGAGGCCTACAATAAGACAATTTCAGGGCAATACGAAATATACGATGCTAGATATAGGAAGTTATACCTTGAATGTGGGACGGCCCTATACCAAATAAAAGAGCTCCGAAAAGGCTTGGAGTTCTGCGAGAAAAATTCGGAAAATGAAAAGGCCATTCTGGACCAAATAACAAACTGGAAAGAATATAAAGATGAGCAAAGACTTAAATTGAACACGCATTTGGAAGAAAATAAAGAATTAAACGAAAAATATACTGAATTGTTGAATCGCAAGAATGAGGCCACACATGAATTCATACGACACAAAAACCTGTATGACGGCATAGGGACTGGAGAGAAACAGAAACGTGTCTTCATCATGAAATGTGCCGACGAAGAGTGCCGCGGCTTTCTTTCAACGGCCTACAAGTGTGGGACGTGTGAGAAATGGACGTGTCCCGATTGTCTGGTTGCCATTGGTGCGGAGAAAGATGCCTCTCATATCTGTGATGCCAACACGGTAGAATCCGCCAAGGCCATTAAAGCGGAAACACGTGGATGCCCCAAATGTGCCACGCGCATCTTCAAGATTGACGGCTGCGACCAGATGTGGTGCGTGATGGAGGGATGTGGCACGGCCTTCTCTTGGACTACGGGACAGATTGCGACGGGAAAGGTCCATAATCCGCATTATTACGAATGGTTGCGGCGCACAGGAGGAGGCACCGCACCGAGAGAGCCTGGGGATATTCCATGTGGCGGCCTACCAGCTATCTATGAACTCTTGGATTGTATGCAGGGGGGTTCGAATGATTCTGCTCTGGTGGAAACCCATCGCAATATAAATGAACTCGTCAACTATCGCCTCGCACAGTATCCATCCAGGCGTGAACAGTTGGCGAATAAGGACATTGATGTAGAATATCTCACACAAATTATAAGCACCGAAAAGTGGGAGAGGGAATTGGAAATGGCAGAAGCGAAATTCAATCGGAAACGGGAAATTGGCCAGATTCTCCAGACTCTCGCCACAGCCAGTTCGGATATATTGCGAAGTGCCATAAGTATGTTGGATTTACTGGAGGAGGATTCACCACTCTATCCCGTCTATATAAAGGATACCATGGACAATTTGGAAAAGTTGCGCAATTTTGGAAATGAATCCCTGACACAATTGGCCAAACGCGAGAATATGGCCGTCCCACAACTTGGAGAGGAGTGGAAATGGATACCACTACGAGCTCTTTATAAACGGCCTAAAAATAATACAGCTGCTATATCTAATGTATAAGGATCACGCCACGATTATTCACCTTGATTCCGCCACGGAAAGAGTCCCGCTGATAGACGCCATAAAAGACTGTCTGCCATGGCAGATTGATATTTTTTCTGCAAAAGATGGAACGGATTGGCAGAAATCAAACGTAATTGCCAAGACACATCCTTGGACGAAAACCCCCGTAAAGCTCGGAGAAATCGGATGCGCCCAGAGTCATCTTTGTATTTTAGAATCTGCCTTGAAAGCCGGCGAAGAGCACACAATCCTTTTTGAAGATGATTGTGAACTTCTCGGAACACGGGAAGAAATCCACGCCTTTCTAGAAAATGCGCCAAAAGGGTGGGACATTCTTCTTCTCGGCGCGAGTGAATATGTAGAATATACTGTCCAAGATACGTATGCGAAAGTGGGCCGTTTTTGGGGGACACACGCCATGGTGGTGTCTAAAAAGGCCATGGCCGCAGCTATCGAAGCGTTTACAGATGCTCAAAAGAAAGAGATATTTCTCCCTGCCGATTGGATGTATAACGAGGCAATCAAGAAAAAGAAACTCTCTTGTTATGCCCCTATAAAAGTGGATGCGTTGTGTCGACAAAAGCCGGGTCTCGTATCCGCGATTAATGGAAAAGTTCGGAATGCCCCTATCCAGTTACCGAGCTGAAACTATTGTCCATTCCCAGTTTTCCCATGCCCCACTGGAGAATTCGCTTAACCTTTGATTCGGGCAACGGCGATGAATACATGCGAAAATCAAACATGCTTCCACTAAAGAGTTCATCGCGTAATTCGTAGCTGGATGCGTCATTCATCCAATTCGATTTTCCGAGATAATTGTTGCTGGTAATTTTGGCCTGTGGTAAATATCCAGCAAGTTGCGTAAAGGCCAAATTTCCATTCACATATACCTGGATATCGGGTCGCATAGCGTCCATATTTTTTGCTGTAATGACAAGATGCGTCCATTTCCCGAGAGGGATTGCCTTATTTACTTTTATTTGAACCTTTCGCAGCTTCTTGTCCCATACTTCATATTGGAGTGTGGCACGCGTGGCGTTTTCTGCCGATTTCACGGGCCTTGTTTGAATCGGCTCCACGACCTTGGGATATACTTCGATCCCTGTACATGAATATTTATCTATATTCGCGGAGGATGTCTCGTATAATTCCTGGGCCGTTAATTCGGGGCAGAATTGTGCCCCGCTCTTTCCTGTAGGGACTGTTGTTTCGGGGCAATCGGCCCCAGGGCGTAGTTCATTCCCTTCTCCCGCATCTCCCTTTCCAAGAATTCCCAACCAGGTATTGTTTACACCCGCCCCATCTCCAAAATCAAATATGTGCGCATTGTTCGTGAATGCGTCAAATTTCACCCAGACACTAAAGGCGCGGATGCTGCGCATTTGTACAATATTGCCGAGAGACAGTTCGGACGTATCTCCGAACCGAATAAACTGATCCTGTCCGTTAAAGTGAAGCGCCTGTGTTATAGTGGGCCTCGGTGTCTGATCAATGGACAGTCCCCCTTTGTATTGGACAACAGCTCTTCCGATAGAATCAAGCATATCGTCGTAAAAGCGCAACCATAGTTCGCAGCCAGCGTAAAAATCCAAGAGGGTAACAATCTCTTCTGGAGGATCCGTGTCGATTTCGTCTTTTGTGTTAAATCCCGTATCGGTCGCTCGTATACATAACGGCTGATACGTTCGATCCGTATGTCTCAAAATACGACAATATGCATCCCGCCCATCTTTTATAATATCGCGCATGTAATCATCGCGACTCAGACGTAGACCATCCTTTACAGTCCGAGAGCGAAAATCTACAGGACCCCCCTTTGTCCCTGCAAGAGCGCACGCAAACATCAAGCCCTCCTCGCCACTCAAGGTCACTACGCGGCAAAAATCATTCTTCACGCCATATCGCTGGACATCGGCGTATCCTGCGAAATATCGGAGATCTTGGACATATCCCCCGATTTCCGAACGAATCCCCACATCTGACCTTCGCATAATGAATCTCGTGAGCATATTTGGTTGTTTTTGTGGAACTGGAAGAAATGCCTGAAATCCTTCGGAAAGCTTATTCGGGGACATGAGTTCTAACACGAGAACACCCAATAAAAGACATAATCCAATCCAGACTGTTCCGGACATCTACCGAGTCATTACTATTTAAATAAAAGGGTCTTTCACACACAGCCGACATCACGGTAAATTACGAGCGATTTGTAAGATTTTCTCCTAGTAGGAAATGGATGCCCTGAATATGAGGGGTGGTAGAAAGTTAGCAGAAGGAGGGTATGGATGTATTTTTGATCCACCGCTCATTTGTCACGGGAAAAAGATTCGCGCAAAAGCGAATATGATTGGGAAGCTCACAGATACCGAAGAGATTGCAGGTGAAATTACTGCTGCCAAAATATTAAAAAACACGCCGGAAGCAAATAATTATTTCATACTCCCTGAATTGGATACTATGTGTGAAGATGTACGTGTAAAAGATCAAACAGAGCCTCAACTGAGAACATGTGATGTTCTTTTAGAACATGGAATGCGAAATTTGGTTCATTATCATATTAAAAATGGCGGGCAATCCTTATATAATAAATTAGATTCTATACAAATCGAAGTGAAAGAGTTTCCCTTTTACCGTTTCATGAAACATGTTCTGGAAATGGGAACATATCTGGCGTTCAAAGGTATTATACACAATGACCTTCATAGTGGAAATATGGTGGTAGATGACAAGTATAATTTTCGCCTTATTGATTTTGGTCGTTCTTACACGGTAAGTGGTATTTCAAATGACACTATTGACGGACTCGACGCATCGTATGACGCCTCACTAGGTCAAATTCCACCCGAATACACTGTCCAGGATGGAGAGAAAATGGGTATGCAGCTACCCGTAATTATTCAAGATATTATACAAAATAAGAGAAGTCTCAAGTTCGCAGAACGAGTCTTTGGTCATAATCGTGTAGAACAGATGAATGAATTCAAGAAATTCTGGAAAACATCTAATTCTGTTAAATCGGGCAATTTTGTCAAATTCTGGAAATACTATTGGCCCGCGGTAGACGCATGGGGATTTGGATCGATGTTAGTAAGTACACTTTATAAACTGAGTTTATCCAATCAGTTTATGAAGAGTTCCGAATGGAAGCAGAAATCGCCAATCATTAAAACAATTGTTACCGGATTGTTACAATGTTCCCCTGTAAAACGGCTCGACTGTGTGGAAGCACTTGCACTGTATGATCCTACGAACGCTTTCGTGTTGAGTTCTTCCGGAAAGGCTTGGTTGGAGAAGAAGCACGCGAAGCGCGCCTAGATCCTCCTGATGAAGCTGCCATAAAGAGAGTATCCGTTCTCGGAACACATAAAAATCCACAGAAGACGTCGTAGTTCAGGACTCCCTCGTGGCGGCTATAATTTAAATCACACAGTCGCGGATCCCATATTTCATGCTTACTCGCGTCCAGATTTGTAACTGGTCGCGCGCCAGACTTTTGGGACCAAAATTTATTTTTATCTTGTCGTAAAAAGTGATAGTCGTCGGATTGATCCACTACAAGAGCTATCTTGGATGTATATTTCGGGCACTGTGCTTCAAATGTAGTCATCTGTAGATTCGGATTATCACCCAAAAGGCGCATCATCATATTTGGGCATGTCTTGGGTTTGCTCGACTTGAAGGGGACGAATTTGGAAGGATTCCCAGGTTGATGAAACGGGATATTACAATTTTTCGTTTGTTTACATTTCTGTATTTGCCTCGGATCATTCACATTCATTGCATAGGAGAAACAATTATGTGTCTCTCGGATTGTTTGTCTCTTATTCCACGCTCTTGGATTATACGCTGGTTCCCAGCCACTCAGAGGGGATATGCGCGGACACCCTCGCATATGTGTTTTACAAAAGGCTCTCCCTGGCAAAGATGGCTCATTACATGTCGAAAGACACTGACACTGATTCAACTTTCCTGTTCTTTTCACTTTCCTTGTCTTTTCCCCCCCCAGCATTCTCTACTGATTGTCGCGAAAGTTGTTCCTTTACCGCCAAGGCAATATCGGGGGTTACAGAGAATTCTCCTTCTTGGGGTGTAGGAGGCAACAAGGACGCGAGTTTGGATACATTGGTTGCGCCGGATGCGACAGCCTGTGTTTGATTTTCTTCGGGCTTGTAATATTCATCCTCCACTTGTTTCATCCGGATCTTTTCAACCGAGTGGCAAAAATATACAAATTGGTTTTCATGAGTAGAAGTTTTACCGTGAATATAATATCCACTATATTTCCCCGTGAGTTCTATATATTGCCAGCCCTCGGATATAAGCCGTTCTAGAATCGTATGAAGGTAATAATATCGCTTATCAAATTTGAAAAGAGCTACGAGAGCATTAGATATCGTCACAAGTAGCGATATAACCCATGTGGCCCAATACACTTGTACATTCGTGTTTGACACGCCCTGTATAGAAAGAAGAGCGGGAACAATAAGGGATCCAATCGTAATAATAATCCGCGACGAATGAAATAAAAGGCTTATGTTATTTGTGCGCAGATAAATATGCCGTATCATCGGAATATATCGTCCTTGAACAATACTCTTCTGTAGGGTTGTGAGTTCTACATGAGAAAGAGCTTCTTCAAATTGTTGAATATTCGTTATTCCCTGCCGTTGATACATCGTTCCTAAAATTGAGGGGGGTTTAAAGCCGGCTTCAACCCCATCCAATGGAAGTGTGGTCGAGTATCTTTGCCAATGAAACCGATGCTGAATGGGCCACATGCAGTCTTCCGATCAGTGTTTGGAAACGCGTAACAGAAGAAAACCCAGCTACACGACTTGTGGCGCGTGTCAGATATAATGATAAAGAAATTTACATTGCACTCGGATCGCCCATAGACTTGGATGGCGAAAAGATATTTATACCGAACTGGTTCTTAGATCATCTTGGAGCAACCGGCAGTGGGGAGATGGTAGATGTGGAATGGTTGAACCAGGACGCATTTCCAGAAGCTACACGCATTGTTCTGCGACCTGAAGATTCCGCCTTCTATCATTCGGACGCGAAAGAGGAATTGGAGCGTTCTTTGACGCGGCTCGGAGTTCTTCGGGCCGGCGATACAATTGTCATTCCTCTTGAATGTCTCGGGGGCTATGAAATTGCCTTTCACGTGGTGGCAACCGAACCTGCCAATATAGTTCTGGCACAAGGCGATGAAGTTGTTCTCGAGTTTGAAGAAGCTCTTGATACTATCTCGGGGGAGCCATCCGAAGAAGAACAGCAAGGAGTCCAGGGCAGAAGGATTGGTGGAGAAACACGCATTCTTGCCGATGGACGTCGTTGGAATCCCTGGCGCGATGGACCCTGGTCTAAGGATTCACCCCCTCTTACCAGAAAGAATGAACATACATCCAACAGAACAATCAATACATGAAGGGGCCCGACAAATTCGAAAAATAGTTGGCTCCGAGAATCCTTTTTTTATCGGGCGGAACGGGACGATAGAAATAGAAGTCGTCTTTTTCTGGATTTTGAGGCGACGCAATGGCGGAACAACACCCTACCCCCTGCGTCTCCAAGAACATATACAAAGAAATGCGGGGATTTTTCCAGGAACTCCCGAGAGTATTGATAGCTGGTGCGAGGCATATATAGAATCTCTCGAACAAATGGATGGGGGTGCCGCAGGATGGTATGAACCCATTTGGCGTGCCGAAAAAAGTATTCTGGATGTTCACGCCCCCAATGCATTTCGCACCCCTTTGCGTAGCTTGGAGCCCTATTATGTCCCAAAGGATCTCCGTTGGACAGAGAAACTCGTCGGAAAGCATGTAGCCGTCGTGAGCAGTTTCGCAGATACTATGCAGGCACAAATCCAGCGCCCAAAAGAGATTTGGACGGGGGCGCAAGAAGGGATTCTAGATATTTCAGGTGTGACCTGGACATTTGTTCGCACGGGATATGCGCCTATCACCGCCATGGGGAATGCCGAATGGCCCGAGGGATGCGACACATGGCAAAAGGCAGTTGAGTATATTGTAGGGGCGGTTGTTGCATCCGGTGCCCAAGTAACTCTTATAGGATGTGGTGGCCTCGGTATGATTATTGCCGGTCGCCTCAAGGCACGAGGCATCTCGGCCATTGTTCTCGGAGGCGCCAGTCAAGTCTTATTTGGCATCAAAGGGCGGCGTTGGGCTACACACCCCATCATATCCCATTTCTGGAATGATGCATGGGTGTGGCCTAGCTCGGCAGAAATACCAGAAGCTGCTGTGTTCGTGGAGGGTGGGTGTTATTGGGGATTATGATTAGATGCGCCTACAGATCGCCAGCGACTTACACTTGGAAACAAGGCCGAAGATGACCTTTAAAGAAATACTGGATCCCGCCGTGGCCCCCGTCCTCGCCCTACTCGGCGACGTGGCCCCTTTGGCACATACGGGCCTGAAACCATTTCTGGAATGGTGCTCCGAACACTGGGAAACTGTCATCTGGATTCCCGGAAAAGCAGAACTTCTTGGACCCGGTTCTGGAAATGAACGCCGCTCCATACCCGATTTGGAAGCTGCCGTGGCGAAAATGCGACTCCTCGTAGAACCCTTCTGGAACGTCACAATCTTAGACCACGAAGGAATGGTCAGCGACGATGGTCTCTATATCTTCGGACTCCCTTTCTGGAAGTTTCCTCGGGATGAAGGGCATGTCTGGCACCCCCAATTCTTCCGCTACGTAGAAGCGGAACCCAGTCCGGTGGATCCCGAATTCTTGCGCGCCGTCTATAATAGGGATCTCGCATGGATTCGCTCCAAAGTTAAGGCGCAACATGAACCCGTCATGATTCTTTCTCACTATGGGCCTACGACATGGCTCCAAGAAGAAAGCTTCGTCGGTGATCCCGATAAGAGTGTGACGTTTCCCGAGATAGAAGATTTAATGAAGGCCCCCATGGTGGCATGGGTTTGCGGACATGTTCATCAACCTATACAATATACAAAAGAGTGGCATGATGCGACAGGCTCCAAGGGCAGCGTGCTCCTTGTAGCCAATCCCAAAGGACTGCCCTATCAGAATCTGGAATTCCGGAAAGATGCCGTGGTGCGTATAGATCCACGATTCTTTCATATCACCTAGCTAACTGAGGGCGCACCTCTTTGTTAAAGGAGGCCTCAAAGCCGCGGATCGATTTCTCAAAGTTTGCCTCGGGTTGAAATGCAATGCCGCGCTTACTCTGAATAAAGAGAATCGCCTCATCCGTGGTTAGACCCTGCGTGGCTATAAGATACATGGCGGTTGCAGCGGCAGAACGTTGCATCCCCGCGGCGCAGTGCACAAGAACTCCCGTATTCTCCGCCGCAGCTTTGCGCATTTCATGGGCTATTTTATAGACGATTTCATAGGACCATTTTTCCATATTCTGAATATCGGGCTCCTGACGACTATCGTCTACAGGAACGCGATATTGCCTAGGAATCGACGCATTGAACGGGATATCTTTCGAACAATTGAAAACGGCGCGGATCTTTTTCTGTGCCGCAAATGTCGCATCTGCCGCTGCGTGGCGGTTTCCAAGCCAAAGACCGGGAATAATTTCATCCGCCGGATTTGCCCGTTGAAACATTGTATGAAGATCCATTCTTACTACGGAGGCGGGATTCAATCGTAGAATATAAACACAGCACCTATAAAATTGCGCTTAATCATTCCAGACTGTCCTGTATGCCTCTCACACGGCACATATATACACAGGATGAAGTTGTCGCAGCTCTCATGTTCTGTGCCCTGCGCGGTAAATCGGTAGAAGCCACTTTCTGGACACTAGAATTACTGGACTCGGAACTCGTAGAAGAAGTCATGCGTGCCCTAAAACAAGTATGGCTCTATGGATTTGGCGTAAAGGCTCTTGGATGGTATCGCCACTATACAACCATATTTCAAGCAGAAGAAGTCATACAAGAAAATGTCTTGACCCTTGTATCCGAACTTTGTCGTCTCGCCTGCAATGGCGGAAGAGATCGCAGTATTCTTACACTTTTATCGGCAGAAGTTAGCCCTGATCGCGTGAATATACAGGAGATTCCCAGTGGCTTTCCTCCTGTGGAAGCCTTTGCCTATCGCGCCATTCTTCAACGCAAGACATTGACCGCGTGGGGCGCTGTTCGCGCGATGGAATCACCGGATGTATTTCTCAAAAGAGCTGCCATGCGCAAACACGGGGTAAAGGCCGGCGTATTCCTGAAATTATTGGACGGAGATCTATGGGAACAGCGTGCCACTGCCGTCGCCGCCTTATGTCTCTCCAAAGAGGAATTCGCCGCGTCGTGGAACCAACCTCTTCGTCCCATCCTAGAGGAAGTCGCAAAAGAATTACCTGCCTGGTCGGAGCTGCTGGGTCGTCGTGAGCGTCGTATATATCGTATTCCACCCGAATGTCTCGGATATACCGAGCGTGGCAAACTCTCCGTCTATGTCTCCAATGAAAAAGACATCATGGGTCGCATGGAAAAGCCATCCGCCCTTTGGTATTCACCCTTCTGGGATTCCGTGGCAGAACTATACGGAGGTTGGGAAGCCGTCAAAGAAGATCCCGTAATCCGAGAAGCCTTTTATGAAAAATACTTTCCCGATGATATACCTGACGAATGGTCGAAAGAATCCCGAGGCAAATCACACGGGCCAGGAGCTTCCGCGGATGTATCCAAGACATTTCACGCATGGTATGGCCGGCTTCCCGCGGCTGTTCTCTGGGGTCCTCTAAAATACAAGAAATGGAATCTAGGGCGTATGGACATCGGGAGCTGGAACCTCGTCCCCGTCAAGCGAATCATCCAACCAGAATCCATGTAAACTGGGAGTTTCATCCGTGGGTGGAATTTCATCAACCAATATCGTAACACTTGTATATGTATAGATATGGGAGACTGTATCTAGTGCCCCAGGATACTCTTTTTCATACAACTCTCGAATATATTTATCGGAATCACATAAACTCGCTGAGACATTGTAAATACGCTGCACTTCTTCTTTATAGGACTTTCCGTCCGCATCGGTATAGATAATAAGGTGGTGATCTCGGCAGAGATCTATCCAGCGTCGTATATATATGTTGCTCTTTAGATTTGCGAGTGCCCATCTATACATCGGTTTAGAGAACTCCTTATTATTGTCCACGTATTGACCCTCTATAAAGTTGAACGTAATGTCAAGCACATCACCCCCAGGCTTCTTAAACTCGCGCAATATAATCTCCTTTTTTACAGTCGCCCCAAACTTCTTTATGAACCCTTCTCTATTATACTGTGTTAGCAGAAGCCCCTCCAATGCCCAGTGCGAATATCCTTGCCTTCGCAGTTGATCCATTACACATAAGAATTGATTATAGCTCATGATACAATTTGTATAGGGGTTGCGCGGCATTAAATATTTCCCAAAGAGGTATTCCTGCGTGAGTAGGCGGCCTACCATATCACGCAAGATGGTATTCGCTTCAAACGTATATATTGTCCGCTCAGACCAAACACGTAAGCTTACTGGTTTCTTGGGCACTTCTCCCGTAAGAAGATCCTCCTCGTTCCCATTCTTAAAGCGACTTCTTAGCCATCTTCGGGCCAGACATCTAAATACATTTACAAGGCGTATATGTTGCATGACGTATTTGATGGCGCGAAGTAAGAAGCTGACTTCTGTGCCGGCTGGGACAAAGAGCGGATATCTTGGAGGTAGATTCTTCCGACTATCCAATAAGATACTCCGAAGAGTTCTCACAACCTCTATAGCATTTTTTCCAATGCCCAATTGATGAATATAATAGCACATCAGCCAGTTATCAGGAGTAACAAGAAGCCACGATTGTCCCGTAGGTGGCATAGTAGCCTCTAAACGATACATGGAGTATTTGCTAGGGGTTTGCCTACCTACCCATTGGCGTTGTCTGGCGAATTTTTTATCACGCTTCTCTTTTCGACCAACTGGCCTTCCTAAGGAGAATTCTCCTTCCATACATGCAAAAAGGGGCCGCCCTATTTCAATTTTTGTCATTCCTCGACGTCAAATAGTTTCACGAATTTCCCCCCCATAGTTCCTCGTATAGAATAAGTACCATCATATAGAGTTCCATCGTCGCTAACATAGAATGTCTGATCATCCACCCGAATCGTCTTTGAAGGGGGTAAATGGCTTACATCCGGGACAGAATACATGTGTTGTGGGCATCTATGAACTGTTGTTCCCCACAAAACTACTTGTCCGCAGGGCTGTAAGATAGCTGGCGCATCGGGTCGCTGACACATGAAATCACATACAAGGTCTAGGTCGCGATCCTCATTCATTTCTACAAGAAAGGGGCGCACTTTGTTTGCTTTTATTGCATCCAAGAGCGGCTGAGTAGGTTGCCCGAGGGTAGTAGCAATATCTTTTGCGAGGCGATACATATTTGTATGAAGAGCTTCTTCAAAGGCATCCCAAAGGATAGAAGGAACAGCGGCTCCTAGCCTACCTTCCATGAGTATACAAAGTGCGGCCCGGTAATTCGTTACAATTTTAGCCACAAGGTAGGATGGTTCATAACAGAGAATGGGGGCCACACGTATGGCGAGTACTTCATATATGTGCCGAGAGAAGTGGAAAACAGCCGAGCCAGATGTTACATATAGACGAAGTTCGCGCCTTCATCCATATTCTAAAGCTGCTAGAAGGAATTCTACCATGCCCCCTATGTCAAAAACATTATAGAGAATGGCAGATGAAACATCCTCTGAAAAAATTCATGGATAAAAGGAATCCCACCGAATTTCATGAATCCATGAAATTCTGGCTCTGGAATCTACACGACTCTATAAATGCTGATAGGGGCGTAGATCGCATCCCTATGGCAGATGCATTGGCACCTTATACAGAAATGAATACGACACACTTTCAAGAAGCATTAAACAACCTCTTGGAAGTATTAAACCGGGCAAAACTTCAACGACTCATAGATGGGATACATCTTCGGGAATGGCTCGCACAACTCTCCTTGCTCCGAAAAATGCTTAGGGTTTAGGGCTATAGACGCAAGTTGTAGGCATGGGATTTATGGAAGGGCCCATTTGGGATGAAATACCAAAAATATCAGACATAGCCACGCCACACGCAGAGACAATCGTATGCCATGCCACACCCAATGCGCCAAAGGCGAATGCGATAGCTATACCCAGTTGTGTCTCAGCGCCTGTCAACATACGAAGCCCAATAAGAATACCCAATAAAACAATACTAAAAATGAGTATAGATCTTGCTTTTGATTTCCGCTTATTCACAAATTTAGCATCAATCTTTGCGTCCCCCTTCTGATTCCCATATAAAATTCCCGCATTCATTAATAAATATCCGAAAAAGAACAAAATATGCGCCATCCAGAAACTAGGGTGAACAGGATCATATATTTCTGTAGAAGTAGCACTTGGGACCAGCATACCCACACGAGAATGAACCGGCGCGGGAAGTTTAGAGCATAATGTATTTGTTATATAAATAATCGGTATTATGAGAATATGTCCAATAAATAACATAAAGAGCCCCATGTTACCAATACCGACAGCGAGAAACCCAATAAAGCTTACCAATATAAGTGGAAGAGCTCTAAATCCCGATAATATAGATGAGCGTGCCGACAGTAAGACTGTTTCCATTACTTGTAGCTTTGATTATTTAGTTTTGCGTGGGGCATACATATAAATTACTACCGTTCGACGTTCGGTTCCGAAGAAGTGGGATTCCAATAAGATTGATACTCTGAGGTCCAAAGAGTCGCAGATTTTGCCATACCAGGAGACTTCCTAGAATGAGACCCAGAGCAGAAGAAAGAATCAAATTGGCCATCGTGTCGCAGCCTATAGAGGACCGGAAAGCTATGAATATACCAATAATGAGTAATAGGAAAAAGGCACTTGTATAATATCGTGTGGCATACGCCGGGCCGAGAGCTTCGAGTTCTTTTTTCTGTTTTTGTAGGGTTGTAAAAATATAAGAGCATGCGGCGGAGAGCATGAAAAGGGGGGCGGATGGAAATGGGTATCTCTGTGGATATTGACCAAACATGGAAAGTGTATCAAGAGTTGCGATTGGCATAATAAATCCGGACCTACATTTTTCACTAGAGAGTCCCGTAGAAGGTGGGAATCTTCCTAGCAAACTTACATAAGAGGAAAAGGCATTAATCAGACCGTATATAATAGAGGTCTCCACAAGGGATAAAAACAATACTCCATATGCGAGTGATTGTGTGAACAATGCATACACACCGGAACCTAATAGTAACGCATCGGGAAATATCCGCATACTTTCTTGTACAACAACTCCCACGGTGTTTAATGAACTTTCTAATGTGCTTGCCATACCTATTCTGACCTGCCTTAAGAAAAGGAGCAAATATAAAGTAGGGGTATGGGCATTCCATCGTATTACAAACGTCTTATAGACAGATTTCCAAAGCTGGTTCAAAAGGGGACCGTGAAAAGCGATGCTCTTTTGATGGATTTCAATTGTCTTATTTATCAGTGCGTTCGGAGTGATAAATTGCCAACCTTTACGATGGATACACGGGATGATTGGGAGCGGGCGCTCATCGAAGCTGTAAAGAAATACACGGTAAAAGTGTGGGAAACGGCGGGGAGGCCCGCAACGGTGCTCATTGCCGTAGATGGCGTGGTGCCGATGGCAAAGATTCGGCAACAGAGATTGCGGCGTTTCAAATCGCGGTGGCTTGCGGCACGCGAGCTGGAAGTCGGAGTTCGCAAACCGGGTGAAGAAGTCTGGGATACGAATTCCATAACGCCTGGGACGGAATTCATGGAAAAGCTGGGAAATGGCCTGCGAGTCTTGGCGGCGGCGCGAGGGTGGTCGGTAAGTTGTGCCGCTGAGCCGGGAGAGGGCGAGCAGAAGGTGATGGCCTGGGTGCGTGCCGAAGCAGCCCGACTTGTAGGAAAATCAGTGATTGTCTATGGACTGGATGCGGATTTGATTGTCTTATCTCTTTTGAGTATATCGCGCAATGTCCCTGAAGTAGGATCCTGGAAGCTTTTGCGAGAACTTGCTGAATTTCAGGGAGGAAGGCCGGATGGAGGAGTCTTTGCGACATTGGATGTCTATGAATTGCTAAAGTTGCTCGTGCCTCCTGCGATGACGCCCGCAGAATACATGATGGAGTATGTATGTGGGATGAGTTTTCTCGGAAATGATTTCTTGCCTCATTCACTCTCTGTAAAGATGAAGGAGGGAGGGCATGATCTCCTCTGTATGACTCTTTCCGAACTTCATAAAAATGGGAAGCGGCTTGTGGTCGGCGACAAGGTTGTTCTGGAAACTGTGTTGGAGCTTGTTCGGGGCTGGGCGGCGCACGAAGAAGAATGGATTGTGGAGAACTTTACCCAGAAATACAAGGGGCGTCCCATGCCCCCGCGAAATGAAAGAGAGCGACTGATGAGTTCCGTCGAAAGACTCCCATTGGATTGGAAGGAGGAATCGGCGATTTGGAGTTTGGAGAAGGGTCTTGTGGCCGGATGGCGTGGGATCTATACGAATAAATGGCTCTATGGAGCTGGGGCGGAGCAGACTGTCAGGGAATATCTGCGAGGGCTTCAATGGATTCTGGATTATTATCTGGGGAAGCCGGTGAGTTATACATGGTATTTTCCTTGGAATGTGCCGCCTCTTTGGTCAGATTTGGCGGGGGAACTGGAAAGGGGGGCCACGGTGGCTGCCACGCCTGTTACATTGCCGGTAGCTCCACAGGAGCAGCTGGCAATGGTCTTACCGATGGATTCATGGTGGTTGGTTCGGGATGCGCGGCTGCGGGCACTTCCTGGAAAGTTGCCGGCCTATTGGCCGTCGCAGTTTCGGTTTTTTTCCGTAGGTCGTAGATGGCTGTGGGAGTGTGAGACGGAGCTTCCGATTCTTACGGCGGAGCGTTTAGGAACGGTAAACGACAACGGTGGTGGCACTGGCAATGCTAATAATGAAACGCGCGGATGTATTATTAACAATCGCTGAACCAAAAATTGTTGTATTAACATCACCTCCCCTAAGCGTTACGTTTTGTGCTGCCAAGTTAATGTATGTGAGCTCACAAGTTGTTCCAACGGTTGACCCCATAGCTGCAATTAGAGCACTCGTTGCAGGAAGAAACAGTTCTTGGACACCGGTGGCAGTTTGCGTAACTACTCCTCCAACCGTCTGCGTTGCAGTGAGTGTAGAGGCCGCGCTAGTACCAAGTGCCGTAACCAGCTTGTATTGGATAACAGACCCACCCGTAGTAGTAATATTACCAGAAGTGAAGACAGACTGTCCAATACGAGTAGGAGCCCCACCGGTTTGCTCACCCAAATCAACAAACGCGGCATTCCTGTCCGAGTTGTAGACGGCAAACCCGGGGGCGTTAGGATCAATGAATCCGCGCAGTCCAGTAACAGAATCAAACACAAGAACCCACATGTGATTCAAGGTATTACCACTAACTGTAGATCCATTGTAGGTGTCGCCAGATACGAGACCAGGGTTCGCACCAGGATAGAGTTTGCGGCCCGTTTCACGCAGAATACGGCCAGCCGGACAATTTGTCGCAGTTAACGCGGCCCCAGAAGGGAGGGTAGAAACCACGGCAAGCTGTCCCTCGTACTTAAAATTAGAGGTATTCAAGCGGGTAGTATAGGTGTAAATAGAGGTATTGAAGGCAGACGTGGTAATGTAGGACCTCTTACTACTTGCCGAATTGAAATTGGCACTGCTGTTCTCAAGTAGCGACATTATATTCAGCTGTCAGATTTTATTCAGGCTTCAACGAACGGTCGCATATAATATAGAAAAATAGGAATTGCGTAGTAGCCACAATGATAGATACAGTGCTCATAAATACATATGGGGTTGTAAGATATTTTCTACCGACTGAAGTTACCAGAGCCGTTAGTAATGATAAGATTAACACGACTGCAAGGATAGCATACACCACGTAGAAAATAAAAAACCAATTACAGACGGTGCTATTCGAAATAACTTGCATCCAGCTGGGTTCCTTCATCTATAGTAAATATTTAGATAAATATTCCTGGCACTTGCTGGTATTTTTCCCAGGAAGATTTTCAGCGTTACAGCTAATGGGAAACGTCCAATCACACAATCCCTCGCATGTCCGAATTTATAAGAATTTGCTAGGGATTCAAAATCCTCAAACGCGTGCTGAAATGATACGCACTCTTTTAGTGGCTCCGGAATATGTGGCATCTTTCCGGTCGGCAGGAATCTATGCTCACATGTTGGCGTATATTGCCAAGGTAGAAGCGAGTCAAATACCGCCTCCGTTGCCTGGAGAAATGGCTATGAACGGAGTGGTAGGAAACGGAGTGGTAGGAAACGGAGGGCTAGGAAACGGAGGGCTAGGAAACGCGCAAGCGCATCCAAGCGCCCCGCCGGCAACACATACGAGTCTATCGTATCATAGATCCCAGCCCCAAAGCGCCTCCAGCAGTGTAACCAAGGGCCAGCGAGATAAAAAGGCGCTCAACTATTTCCAGAGCTGTCTTGAAGTTCTCGGACTGGAGGAAGAAGTCGCACTTACGGAGGATGCCCTCAAAAAAGCCTATAAAAAGGCTGCCTTAAGGGCGCATCCAGACAAGGGCGGAAATGAAAGAGATTTCGAGGCCATTACACGCGCCCATGCATATCTTGGTGAGATTCTTCTTCGTGTCAAGGGTGGTCGCGCGAAAGAAGGAAAGGTAGAAGCTCCCGACCGGCTGCGTGATACGCGCGAAGGAGCATCCAAGGAATGGGAAATGGTGGAACCTGTCCGGTTAAATCCGAAAAAGCTAGACATGAATCTCTTCAACCAGATGTTTGAACAAACCCGCATTCCAGATCCCGAAGAGGATGGATACGGCGATTGGCTAAAAGGTGGAGATACCGCATCTTCTACCCCCAATTTTGGCGGCAAATTCAACCGCGATGTCTTCAATCGCGCATTTGAAGAAGAAGCGCAGAAAAGGCAGACAAGTTCCGCAATGACGGTGAGACAACCCGAAGCTCTTACACTTGCCCCCAATAGCGGAGTAGAATTGGGACGAACAGGGGGTGGGGGATTCACCGCTGCTGCAAATGCCAATCTTAAATTCACAGATCTCCGAAATGCCTATACAAGTGAGAATATGATTACAAACCAAGTGGCAGATGTCCGCGTAGAGGCAAGGAGCTTTGACCAGTTTTCCGCAAGTAGAAAACAGGCACCTACCCCGCTTACAAACCACGAACTCGCCGGTATTCAAGCCGCAGAAGCTGCTGCAGCCAAACGAGAAGAGCAAAGACGCCTCCGAGCTGCCCAAGAAGATTCACTCGGCTCCCAATATTTTGAACGAATGAAGCGACTGGTAATAACGAATAATCCTTCTTGAAGAACGGGCCTGAACAAATAATAGCACAAAGCAGGAGAATGGCAAGGCCAGAAACATTACAACTCGTTGTTGTATGTATTATTCTTTCAACGGCTGTCCTTGGAGGGTGGTATGCTGTATCGCGTATGCAATCAGATGATCCCATACAAGATCGTCATTTGCTAAAACGCGGTATGGATCTTCCCGTAATCTGGATGTATGTAAACAACAGCGATGTGAATTCCCGAAACTGGATGGATTTTGACGCACGATCCTCCCGCGCATTGAATCTCCCTTTTTTAAATCTTTGCTATGAAAGCTGTGTGAAAGCGAATGGAAAAGACTATCGTGTAGAAGTGATTGGAGGCCTCGGAGATCTAGCCGTCCTATTAGGTGGTTGGAATGCCTTGCCCACACCTCTTCGAAATCCCGAGGCCGTCGTAAATGATCCCGAGCTCAATTGGATTCGTGCGGCCGTTCTTGCCAAGTTTGGTGGTCTCTGGGCTTCTCCCGCTCTCATATGGTTAAAACCTATGGGTCCTCTTCCCAAGAAGAATGTGGTTCTGTTCGGCTCCGACGATGAAGTGAGTTTCGTGGGAGCCGCCGGCACCCCCGCCCCCTCTCTTCGTGTTGCCTGGTCGCCAATTCCGGATCACCCAATCTGGGTGGAATGGGAACAAAAAGTCCGTGCCCGCCTAGAGAAACGCGCAGGTGGTTCCGAGTTCCGCCGCGACGAAATGTCCGACGCAACAGATGCTATTCGCAGCGGCGAGGCGCGTGGAGAGCCAATAGAAGTGCGCCCTACCGCAGAGCTGACACGGAAAGGTGCGGCAGGGCGTCGTATCCAATGTGAAGATTTACTGGCGGCGGGGGATGTAATTGACATGCCCTTCAAATTGACGGAGGAAGCCATATATGTCCCTATTCCTTGGCCCGAGCTACAAGAGCGTCGTGCCTTTGGTTGGTTTCTTCGTATGAGCGAGGATCAAATTATGGATTCCGATCTTGCGGTGAGCCATTTGTTCCGAGCAGTTCTTTAAATATTCTGAATAAATAGATGTATTTCTTGTTGATCGGATTGTTTGTTGCGCTAACGCCTGGTATTTTGGTTACTTTGCCTAATAAGGGTTCCAAGGTTGCTGTAGCGGCAACCCATGCGCTTCTTTTTGCGGTTGTAGTATACCTTCTGCGGAAATATCAATATGAGGGATTTCAAGATAAAGCAATGCCCATGCCTGCGACCCCTCCTATGCCCACAATGCCTGCGACCCCTCCTATGCCCCCAGGCTCTAAAGGTTCTACAGATCCCGGATCAGGTCCCGGATCAATTACACTCACAAAAGAAGATCTACAGCAACTTAAAAATAGCATGCTTATGCAAAAATTAATGGGAGCTATGCAATCAATGGGAGATATGCAATCAATGGCAAAGATGTAATATAGTTTAAGTAAATTCCACTGTCATCGAAGCACCGCTCAAATCCCGAAAGGGATTGTCGGGCTGAATCTGATACAACGTATGCTTATGCTCTTTATAAAGACGCTCCTGGACATGAATATCATATCCATGAGGTCTCAGAATATGTCTAAATATGGTAATGAGGCGCGCGCCATCGAATTCCCCATGAAAAAACCGCGCAGATTTACACGGTAAATAATATGCCTCCAACAATGGCAGCCATTCCTCATGCCCTGTAAGGATAAGCTCATCCTTTGTGAACCAGCGTAAATCCTCTATACCTAAAAGCCCCGTGCTCCGGAGAATTGTAGTAACAAGATCCAACGGCGGCACTTTTCTGAATAATTTCTTATGTGTCATCGCTCCCTAACTATCCTCCGTAAAGAAGAGACGCATTAAGTCCAATGAATGCGTTTTACCCTGTGCAAAAGAAATCCACCCTTTTAAAATTAATTGATGGATATCCTGATTAACACTTGGGGAAAGTATCCCCATTTGGAATACAGAAGACGTGAGTTCATGTAGAAAATCCTCATATGAAATTCCAGTCGTCCATATATCTAAAAATATTCGCATCATATTCGCATTATCTTTGCGAACATATGCCTTCAAAAGCTCTAAACATAGAGAAAACGACGGTGATGCGAATAGGCTCAGAACTTCATCAGGTATAATTGGATTCTCCATTGTCCGATCCTTCCCATAGACTTTGCATAAAATCTGACAAATATTTTGAATCTCTGTAGGGGTTTGTGCTATACTCATAAAAATGGCAATGGACGAAGGATCAATAACAACTCCTGGAAATCCCGCTTTTTCGCAAAAATGCTTCACTAAAATTTGCGGAGACATCATCTCTATTTCTATATGAAGGCATCGGGACTTGAGCGGTTGTATAAGATCCGTGCTATAGCGACTGATAAAAATAAAGCGTGTGGTATGTGAATGTGTTTCCATAGGTCTCCTGAGAGCTTGCTGTGAAATCATCGGCAGGGAATCGGCGTCATCCACAATAATATAGCGATATACTCCTTCACGGGCAGAAGAATGACGGACAAATTCTGCGACAGATTGCCTCACACAATGAATTCCGCGATCTTGTTCCGACGATAGCCACAAGGTCCATTCCGGATCTCTGAGTGAAATTCCATGGGGTGAATAATAAGCTGTCAGAAACTCATGGATGAGAGTCGTTTTCCCGCATCCATATGCTCCCGATATGAACAAATGGGGTGGATCTGGCAAAATTTGATTTAAAAGAGCCACACACTCTTCTTGGCCGACTAAAGATGATTCGAACGGCATCCTACTTTATTTTACAGAGATTCTTAAGGCTGCCTCTGCTGGTCTAAACCTTATAAGAATCTAGATACAAAGGAATATGTCCCCACCCCTATATGATATATTAGGAGTTCAACAGAATGCCACGGCGGAAGACATAAAAAAGGCATATAGAAAACTAGCACTTCAACACCATCCAGATAAAGGAGGAAATCCAGAAATGTTCAAAAAAATCCAACAAGCGTATGATGTTCTGGGAGATGAGAGGCGACGGACCATGTATGACCAAACAGGAATGGAGAACGAACACGATATGCAAGAAGGACCACCCTTTGGTGGCGGAATGCCTTTTGGCTTTGGCATGCCGTTTGGTGGCGGCATGCCGTTTGGTAGTGGAATGTTTTCACAAAGGGGTCCGCCCATGCATAAAGAAAAAAAGGGTCCCGCCAAGATACATGAAATACCACTAAGCTTGTCCGATTATTATAAAGGAAAACAGGTGAAGATAAAATTTGAGCGACAGGCCTTTTGTACGCCGTGTAATGGATCAGGTGCGGATACATATGAAGCATGTTACTCCTGCAATGGCTCTGGTATGCGCACACAGATCATGCAAATGGGACCTATACAAATGATGACACAGGCGAGCTGTGGAGACTGCGAAGGGAAAGGAATGCGTGTCAGTCGGCCATGTGCGACATGTGGGGGGAAAAAGTATGTATCCCAGGAAAAGCAGTTATATGTGATCATAGAACCTGGGATGCTCCCGCATGAAGTGCTCGTATTTCCAGGCGAGTGTTCAGACAATGAAAGATACGAAGAAGCGGGAGATCTTCATATTGTCTTACAAGAAGCAGATGAAGTAGTCCCTTTTAAACGGGTAAAATTCACGGATGATCTTTCTGTGGCGGTTACCATTGAGTTACGTGATATGTTGCTTGGCACAACTACCAAAATAGGAGGTCACCCCGCACATCCACAGGGACTCGTAATAGAGATTCCTGTGGGTGTTCAAAATGGGGAGACAATTATAATAAGTGGCGAAGGTATGATACGAAAAATGGGGGGGCGGGGAGATCTTCGTGTCACCGTTACAGTGCGTGCGACGGCCACGGAGATTGCTGCCCTAAAAGCTTCAAAAGAGAAACTACAGAGTATTTTTACCTAGCACGGAAGGCCTTACATCTTAGGCGCAAAGGCCGTAGGATCCGTGGCAAGCTTCCATTCGGGATTCATTCCACCTAGCGCACGAGCTTCATCTGCGGGACTCAAAAGCATACCGGGGGCAGAATAATCTTGGGCGCCGGCGAGAGTTGCTGCAGACCCACCACGCATCTTCCTACGCATGTTCTTCAAGAGTGCAATGATTTTGCGGTGACTCTTTGAGTTGCGAGACCGACGAGCACCCCCACGCTTTTTACGGAATATATTCATGAATTTGCGGCTGTAGCTCTTGGGGCCAATTAGTTTATTCTTTAACTTCTTCAAGACACCCCTGACCTTTGTTACCCCACGCTTCAACCCACGTTTCAGCTTGCGCGTGAACCCCTTATGGAATCCGCCGGACTGATCACTCATCCCTTGGATGGCCTGTAGGGATTCATCGAGAACCCCAATGCGTGCCGTAGCTCGTAGAGAATCGTCTAACATACCCGTGTATCCCACGGGTGCCATACCCCCATGCTGTCCCTTGTGAATACTCGCATAGTCCGTTCCCTGTGCGAGATTCATCTTGCTGGGTCCATCCATACTGGTATCCGTAAGAGGGGCGGCTCCGCCGGACCAACATCTGCGCGAATAACGGGATCTCCCGCGACTCTTACGCATTTTCTTAGAATTATTGGCCATTTCTACAATATATATAGATTTATATGAAACGCAGTTTCATACTCAATAAAATACTCCAATATATTGTAAACCAAACGCCTAATAAAAAAATGCCAGTATCGCCAATAAGATATCCGTATATAGCTAGAAGTATGTTCGTAAGATCGTTTAAGACTAAATTGAAAACGCTGAAATCCCCCGTCTGTTGAGTGCGAAACGTTTGATATAGCTGTGGTAATGTCGCTACAACAGCTATAACAAAAATTATATATGTAAGGCTGTGATATGAACTCCTCATTCGCTATCGGTTCATACGATTAAAACCCACGAATCGCAGGTGCCTGAATACGACGCTTCTGAATCTTACCACTCACAATGTAGAGGGAGTTCTCGGTGATGATAATATAGTCATCCTGAACCTTGTATACCTTCTGAACAAGACTCGTGAACTCCTCACTCGACTTGATTAGCATCTTTTCCTTAGTCTCTTGATCCTCACCTAAAAATGCCTTTCCAGCAGCAGTATCTAAGAAATAGTCAAGCAAAATAGGTTTGTCCTGCTCAATCGCTAGCTTTGCAGCATGAACGAGGACTTGCGGGGAGGGCATCGCCGGAGATTGGGTTGTTACGGTAGAAGGGGGGGCAGACATTGTAGATTCTGTGGTGTTCTGGGAAAGGACGAGAGTTATTTTTCCGCGTTTGATAGCCGGTATCCTATATCTTTGCAATTACACAACGATGCGTTTGAAGAACTTCATTGATAAACCCATACGCTTCATCAAGTTGTCGGTTATTCCTCGCCCCCGTAATAATGATACTTCCTGTCTGAAAGGCTGCGATAGTTATCTTTTTACAGGATCCAATCTTTGTTCCATCTCCCTGGCCATTGCAAAACCTCGGGCACATACAAATCCCATGAGTTGCCGGGGCAGCTTCGTTGTAATAATACTTGGTATTCACCCCTTGATAAATGGTTGTCTCCAAAGTGCTAGATAGACGATACTGTTGGCACAAGATACGATGTAACTCGGCGCGTTTTATAGGGGCATTCATCTTATAGTCGGAATTAAGAAGCTGTATGGCGAACTTCTGCAAAGATAGAGGCGTCGCTGATACAGGTGTCGGCAAATTCCGGAATGTTTCGAGTATGAATTCCAGAACAACCTTTGAAAATTCCTCGGAGGTAACACCTGTCATTTGAAACCCTCCATTCGCAAAGAGTTTCATATTCACTTCCTTGAATTCATCGGCGTCGGGGCCAGTCCCACCTCTACGTTTCCGAATAACAAAGGTGCTCTGATTAAAGAAGGTCTTATCACTCACTCGGCGCTTGGTAAGCATATCACGTGCCGAGTGTCCTACGACTTTGGTCTCATGTTCCATCTTTAGAAAGCCCTCGCCTGGATATCCAATAGGGATAAGAACATTCGGGATTTGGTCAAAGAGATTTGATAATTGAATGGTGGCACCGAGATGTCCTGTGGTTACAAGAGTAGAGATTCTAAGGGGTGTAAAGGTAAGGGGTTCCATGTATACACTTTAAGCGGGTGGCCACTGTTCCAATTTTGCGCGCACGTGAGATTCAAACCATGAAGATAAAAGCTGGCTTCGTATTTTAGGGCCAAACTGCTTAATAAAATCCGTGTCTGTGAGTCGAAGCATTTCGCAAAGCGAATCAGGCGTAAGAAGTCCAATGTGTTTCGCGCAAAATAAACAGAACATGGCAAGATCCAAATATGCCCATTTCGGTAAAACTTGTTCAAACAGGCTGTGTAGTTGTTTACTATGGGTTGTAAATAGTTCATTCCACAATTTCACACAATCCTTGTATCGGCCAGGATTCAGAAGAAAGAATCGTATATCTCCACGGCGAAACTGAATATCTAGGCCAGACATTGTCGCATCATTCTTGTCTCCCAGAATCTTCTGCATGCGAAACTGAAAATCAGCGGGATTTGGAGCTTCAAAGGGAATCATCAAAAACTTGTGAACAATGGATGGATGAATCCGCGAGATTGAATTACACAGGAATATAACCAATACTTTTTGAGGATTCATGTCTAAGAGCGGCCTTAATGCGATTTGGGCTTGGTCCGTGAGTGTCTCGGCCTCGTCGAATACAATCACCTTGGGACCCGTCGTTGTGAATAGAGAATCAAAAGAGGAACGAATAAATGGATACACGCGGCTGCGAACTGCTTCCAATCCCCTCTCATCACTCGAATTCAGAAAAAGCGCTCGGCCGAAGAAATTTTTGGTTCTACTTTGGCTATTCCCATGTAGAGCTTCTACAAAGAAACGTGCCGAGGTAGTTTTACCAGATCCTGGGGGGCCTATCATAAGTAGATGGGTTCGTGTATCTGGGTTTGTAACTATCGTCTGAAGAAGTGTTTCAATACGTTTTGGGAGACCCAGGCCCTCCATTTACTATTGTGAGCAGATATCCTTTTAGACCTTACTACCAGATGTGATCTCGATCCCTTGAGAGTTCTTATATAGGAAAGTTATGTTCTAGCTTATTCTACAAGCATCGTAGGACTCGATTAGCTGCTTTTATAAAAGGCTTAAACTACCGGATACACAGTCCCTATAGGAATGCCAGCTGCTACCAAGGGACGGAAGAAAGCACAGCCCGTCGTAAATGAAATTGTAGATACGCCTGTGGCTGTGCCTGTGCCTGTGGCTGTGGCTACTAAAAAAAAGCCCGCGAAGAAGCCCGTCAAAATCGTAGCGGTGGTTACATCTGATGGGATAGATGGTTCTTTTAATCCAGAACCTCGCCGCCCACTTATAGCACACCTGCCTATAAAAACGAGCCAGGTGCTCTTTCATGACCAGCCCCTTCGGTATGACCCTACACCCCCCTCTATGGTAGATCCAGCTCCCTACGATGCCGCGGATGGGGATGTATTCGTAGCAGGGCAACAGGCAGTGGAAGTCGCTACTCCTGTTGTAACAACGCCGAAAGAGTCTGAACCCGCCCCCACAGAACTTTTTACAAAATCAATGCCCTGTTTCACAAAGGCGAATCTCATGGTTCAGTTTAAAGATTATTCAGAAAAGCGCCTACTCCCTGACAAGACAGATATAGCATGTTTTTGGTGCGCGCACACCTTTGACAACCAGCCATGTATTATTCCTGAACGAGAAGTGGATATGGTCTATATGGTTTACGGGAATTTTTGTTCGCCCGAATGTGGTATTTCGTATCTTCTTACGGAGGGCCTGGATCCTCACATTCGCTGGGAGCGCATGGCACTTCTTCACCGTATATACGACGCCAATGCGACAGGGCGTATTTTTCCAGCACCTGCCCGTGAGAGTCTCAAGCTATTTGGAGGGCCCATGTCTATTGAAACCTTTCGTTCCACGATCCGAGAGAAAAAGGTGAGAGTAGATGTTCATATGCCACCTATGGTGAGTATTCTCGGATCCATTGACACAAAGCCTATTGACTTTTTCGATATGAATCAAAAGCAGCCTGGTGCGATTCCTTCGCATCAGCAGAGATCTGTAGAAGAAGGTCTGCGCCTCAAACGTAGTAAGCCTCTCAAAGAGCGAGAGTCTACGCTAGATACAGTGATGAATATAAAAATTGGTGGCGGCGGGCGACGTTAGACTTCTGCCAATTCAGCCCAGTTAGAAACTATCACAGACCATTCAATCAATCCATTCTTTCTAGCCCATGTAGACTCTCTTAATAATCCAGTCCTTGTAATTTCAAACGTTCCAGTCCTAAGCGATTTTTTCCAATATCGCCCTATCATCGCAGCAGTTGAATTACCCGTTAGTTGATCTGTTATCTTATAAGCATTCATTTGACTAAGTAAATCATCTTTACTTATTCTAAATATTCTCTGCTGTCTTATCATTTTAGTTAAGCTTTAATCTAAATGATACTTTCAATTTTATGTGATCTAAACATGGGTTTGGACTAAAGCACCTAAAATTGACGAGCCATACAGGGTAGTTACTGGTATAGAGATGTCAGAAACTACAGTGTGCCAGCTTCTAAAAGATCTTGAACGGACCATTCATGAACGGATCGAAGGGATAGTTCAATATGCGCAGAATTATACATCTGTCCAAGCAAATACACAACTGTCGCAGATGGCATCTAGAATTGATTCTCTAGAAAAGGAGATTCTAAAGCTGCGTGAGACAAAGTCCTATACCCCCGCACCCGATTCCTCGAATACTGTTATCATGCCGCCTCTTATTATGCCTCATCCATTAACGGGAATCGAAGTGATTCCCAAGCGAGAGATTATTCTTGTTGACCCGACTCCTGAAAGGATTAACGAAGCTGACCGGCTGCTTTTGAACAGTAGTGCTCGTAAAGCTCTTGAACAGGAGGAGGACAATGTACACGAAGAAGAGGTTTTGGCGGAGGTAATGGAAGAATTCGACCAGGAAGAGCAGGAGGAAGAACAGGAGCAGGAAGAACAGGAGGAAGAACAGGAGGTTTGTGTAGAAGAAAATGAGGAAGAGGAGGAGGAAGAAGAGTTAGAAGAGTTTGAATATAAGGGTTCAACATACTACCGTGATACCGATAAAAATGTGTATATGACAAACGAGGACGGGGAGTTTATACATATCGGAATGTGGAGCGATGTGAAGAATCGTGTTATTGTAAAAAAGGCCGATTCGTAAAAAAAAGATATTGTATCTTGTAGAATGAATGCTCTATGTACACCTACAATAGCCACCGCCGCAATCTTTGTAAGCCTTCTTTTTGTAGACCTTCTCCGACATGATTATGAACTTTTACCTGGGCATGCGGTGGCCGGTGTAGTCTCTGTATTATTGATGGGTGTTCTGTGTGAATATGGGGCATCTCTCGCAGCTTGGGGGCTACTTCTACTTCCTTTCGTAATTCTCCTTATCGGGTGGATCATGTTTGTAAGACAGCCTACAAAAGCTGCGACGCCTACTGTATATAGCCCTCCTATATCGGGTAATTCTTGTAGCGTATGTCGTAAAAACCCCTGTGGATGCTATCGCATACCCCCTGTTGGTTCCATGGAGCACATGACCTAAGGCATTTTCGCCTTCTATACCTAGAATGACTTGGTGTTTATTATCTGCCATGTGTATATGTAACCGCTTCATGAATTTTATAGAAAATACGATACTTTTCAGTAGAAAGGTATATAAGGCTATTCAGAGCGTATATGTGCCAACAAATTATATTTTCTTTGCGAATGTCAATACTCCGTATGCGGAAAACAAGGCGAATTTTTATTCACCCAGATCTGCTACTCCTATATGGGTATATTCACCCGATACGCATACATTCACAGCTTGGGGGGATTCAGATGCCCTGTTTTCTCATGCTCTTCCCGTGCTAAGTATTGAAATTCTGGAAGATGATGAGGTAATGTATGATCTCACTGATTTTATTGAGACGATTCGTGTATACAATACGCAGAAGTCCCCTAGCTTGACGCACATCATACATGCATGGGTTCTTTCTTCAGAACTTGTTCTTGACCCTCATAGAAATTTCACCATTCGTTATATGACGGATACAGCAGAAACACATACTGAATCTTTTAACAATATAGTGTATTCGATAGAATTGGCTGAGGAGGAACCGACTGAGGAGGAACCGACTGAGGAGGAACCGACTGAGGAATCGGCCGAGGAATCGGCTAAGACACCTCCTGTAGATTTAAATGCCTACGACGCAACACCCGTGGAATCAGATCTTAAGAAAAACGACTAAGGGCTTAAAATTGACCCGCTATTCCATGTATAACCCTCCACTTACAATGTCAGTGGATATTGATTCTCCTCTACCTTCTGGCACGTGGACATTATATTTCCATGCGCCAAGGGAGAAGCGCTGGACACTAGATACATTCCATCCTATCGCAAAAGTCCATACTACCAGAGATATTCTATCTGTATTTAATGAACTTGGCGATAAATTAAAAAGAGGAATGTTCTTCTGTATGCGCGATCCGATTCCACCCCTTTGGGAGAATTACCAAAATATCCGCGGGGGCAGCTATTCACTCCGCGGAGGGCCAGACGAGGGTGCCGAATATTACAAGGCATATACATTGGGTGCGATGCTCAATATGGCAACGCTGGATGCAGCTGACCAGATTGTTGGAATAAGCATTAGTCCAAAAATCATAAATGGTCCGAATGGAACCCAACGCGTTGGCTTCTATGTAATAAAAGTGTGGAACAAGGATTCTGAAAAATATAATACGCCCACAGGTATTCATCTACTTCATCAGAGGCTCATTCCTACAGATATTCTGTATACACCCCACGTAGATAAAAAGATGTAACGTGGCCTACACAGGACTAAATACGGGCATATCCATGCTGACCACAGATGTGGAATCATCTGCTGTCAGATATAAAAATCGTCCGATATTGCTTGAATATGTGCAAATAATTTGGGGAAGTGTTTGCATCAAAAAGAGCTCACTCATGAAATCAATATACGCGCTCATACGTGTTTGAGAGGGCGCCGCGTTGAAATCGCGTTGCGTATGCCCCTTGACATTTACGGGATATCCGAGTGTTACAATGTTCCAGCAAGAATCCTTTTTCCGTTTGAGCTCTTCTAATCGCTCGGAGGAATCGGTCATCACGAAGATTGTAAGAGTCTTTTTTTTAGACTCTTTCTGATATTTTCGAATAGCGTTTATATATGTCTCCACAGATATATCTTTTGATTCACCGGTTATAATCTTATCACCCGCACGCATATGAACACCTACATCTATCTCGTCAGGGAATGACGCATCATCCAGGCGTGCCTGGATTTTCAGAAGAAGAGAAGGATTCCACGCGAATATCTTACGAGCCATTTCCCGAAATTTGGGTTTTTCAACCCTATTTAAATACTGTAGTAGGACTCCCGCGATTTTTTGGGAAGCAGATTTTCGCATAAGACTTGTGGCCGAAAGGACCTGAGTATCTGTGAACGTTACATTCGGCTGGTTGACAAATGTGTTCTTTATGAGGGGATATCGCAGAGAAACAGCATTGGTCGTGTCATTTACATACAAGGGTGTATTGACAGAAGTTGCATACATTGCTGAATACAAATAATTATTGAACTGCGAACAAAAGCCAGCTTCCGTCGTTTCAAAAAGAAATGAGTTCTTCTCCACTTGCTTACGGGGCGGCACTTGAATCCAGGATGTCATACTAGAAACGGGAAATATTGTCGGGCTTCTAAAATATCCGCGCTCAAGAAATCTCTGTAGGCATCTTGAATGCCTCCGCCAACCATTCTGCCTCTTTACCTGACGACACCGATGCAGGAACTATCACAGCTCCCTCCTGCGCGTTAGAGGGGGTACACAAGGCACGTAGGGGGCCTGTGTGTACAGAACATTTGTAATATCTCGGCTCCGCGGGAGTTGAAAAGAAACCATATCGTATAAGATCAAATATAAAGTCTGGATCCATCCTTTATATTTAAGCAATTTGCTCTTTATGTTGTTATACAACCGCCGCCTGTTTATTCTTCATAGGCGCCAACACGAGTTTCACCTCTCCCAAATTCGCAACCGTATAACGCAGAATCAGCGGAATATCATTCTTCAAATACAGTTCAATAGAGGGACACAGACTCGTACATTTTGTAAAAAGAACGAGGTGCTTCAACTGGAAAATACCCTGGACAATTTCGGACACACCATTCCCGAATTTATGGACCTTCATATTGGAATTATTCTTCTCCGATATGATGGTCTCCTGTTCAGCAAAATCACCCATACACTTGAAGATGAGATCGGACCCTGAGGATGTAATCTCCACATCCAGCTTCTCCCCCAGCGCATTCATATCCCTACAAATCTTCTGGAGATCCACGCTCGGCATGTGAATGATACTGGTAAAGTTCAGGTTAGGAATTTGAATGTCCTCCACATCCGTGTCAAAGAGTTTCAGGAAATAATTTGTAACCGTGGACTTTTCCGAATTCTCCATACGAATTCCGAGTTTATTCGGATTGGACGCAGGCAAATAAAGAGTCAAATTATCATTATTCCCCATAGTCTTAATCAGCTTGAAAAGATAAATCATATTCACGCCGAGCACGTGTTTGGCGGGACAGTAGTATGTCTCAAACCGATCCGCATGGAGGCGGAGATATACAAGAACCGTATGAGTCTCATCTACCGCCATGACTTTGATACCCTGTGAATCAAACTCCAGATTGGCCTCTGTTAAAATCTCCTTGAGAGCCTCAATAAGCGTGCGAACAGCACCAGCTTGCACAGTGCGAATTTCGAATAGATTGCCATTCGCATTCACGTTAGGGCGGGACATTCTATATTCCCTTTCTGAAAACCTCTTTATGCCTATAACGCGTATTTCTGCCGGTATGTTGCGTATTCTTAGGAACGTTTGGTGCGTTTGGTGCGGCGGCGCCTAGTCTTCCGGCTGCCCTTCCGCTTGGACATACGGGTCTTGTTATTCCGGATAAGCCGAGAAGCTTGTGCCGCCGCTGCTGTCATGAAATAGGGACCCGTTCGTATCAAACCCGTCATTACACTGGGATAGAATCCTCCACGAGCTGTAGAAGCTTTCATTGCTTAAAAGGATGTTAGAAAGTATTCCATAGAATGATTGATAAGGTTGTGATAAACTCTACAGATGCATTCACTGAATTGTGTAGACAAGGGCGCTCTTTTAACACGGACAAAAGTCCATACAATGTCGTTTCACACCGGCATCCCTACACTGCCGTATATTCCATGTTGTTCAGTTCTATGAAAAACAAGGCAATTCGATTTGCAGAAATTGGCGTGGCAGGAGGCGCGAGTGCACGGCTCTGGGATGCCTATTTTACGCATACCGATACACGCATAGAAATGTTTGACAGAGATGCCGATTTTCTAAAGAACGCGGATGAAATAACGACCGATAGAGTCCGGTGTAGCTTGATGGATGTTCAAAAGGAGGGAGACATCGCAAGAGCTTTACAAGAACAGGGGGGTGATTATGATGTCATTATTGATGATAGCACGCATGGTCTGGAAGATCAAATAAGGATCGTAAAAGAGGCATTCCCATTGTTAAAATCGGGTGGTATTCTTGTGGTGGAGGACATCTTTCGGGCAACAGAGGAGGCGGAGTATGAAAGAGAGTTGAAAGATATACTGGGACAGTGCACTACTTCTTATTTCGTTATGTGCGAACATATGGCGAGGTGGTCACCTGGATGGGATAATGACAAGTTACTTGTGCTTGTAAAAGCATAAGAAGCGACTTAGATTGAGCTTTAGCTCAATCTAACAAGTTACTTGTGCTTGTAAAAGCATGAGTAACTGCTTTTCCTACGGAAAACAAGTTACTTGTTAGATTGAGCTTTACTTTTATATATTCCATCCTGTTTATGGGATGGAATATATAAAATTGGAAGCGGGGTAAGCCCCCACCCTTAGTATAGGAATGGACGCCGCCGCATATAAAAAACACACCCATCGCGAACACATCTTGGAACTCCCTGACACCTACGTAGGTTCCACGGATACGCATACCGAGCGCAGATGGGTCTTTGATGGAAAAATGTCATACCGTGAAATGGCCTTCAACCCAGGCTTCTACAAGCTCTTTGATGAAATCATTGTGAATGCGCGCGATGCTCTTGTGCGCAGTGCTGAGCCTGGTAAGACCCCTATCAAACACATCGACGTCACTCTTACGGGGGGTGATGCGCCAGTGATCTCTGTAGAAAATGACGGTGACGGTATTCCCGTGGAGATGCATCCTACGGAAAAGGTATGGGCGCCAGAGCTCATCTTTGGCCACCTCCTCACAAGCGGCAACTACAAAAAAGAGGAAGAGAAGATTGTCGGTGGCAAAAACGGCTATGGAGCGAAACTCACCAACATCTTTAGCAAGCGCTTCACCGTAGAAACGCGCTCCCCCAAGCATGGCCAAAAGTATTCGCAGACCTGGACGAATAACATGTCCGTGGCGGGGAAGCCATCTGTCAAAGCCGACGGGGCAGCGAAAGGCTACGTTCGTATTACATATGAACCTGACCTCTCCCGTTTCCCTGGCCTCAACTTGACCGACATGATCTCCATTCTTCACACTCGTGTAGTGGAACTCGCGGCCATGGCTGGAAAAGAGGTGAAAGTGACCTATAACGGAGCCGCAATCACATCCAACACCTTTGAGAAATTCGTCAAGCTCTTCGTCAAGGACGACGCATCTGTTGCCTATGAGCGATGCGGGGAGCGTTGGGAAGTGGCTGCTGTGATGGCCCGTCAGCTCTTTGAAGAGGATTCAGTGCCGGATGAGAAGCACGTGTCCTTCGTGAATGGCATCAATACACGAAAGGGCGGAAAGCACGTGGAAAAGGTGGTGGGCAACATCATTGGGGATTTCTGCGAACACGCAGCCAAGAAGAAGGTGGTGGTGAAGCCGGGCCAGCTGAAGGATTCCGTCATCTTCTTCGTGAATGCGACAATCGTAAATCCCGCCTTTGATTCCCAGACAAAAGAAACACTCACAACTCCTGCGGCAAAATTCGGATCCGTCTTCAAATCCGAGAAGATGGTGGCGCAGCTTGTGAAGCTGGGACTTCTAGAAGAGGCCATGTCTATTCTGGATGCAAAGGCCAACAAGGATGCGAAGAAAACGGACGGGTCCAAGAAGCGCGTATTGCGTGGAATGCCGAAACTCGTCGATGCGCTCTGGGCCGGCACGGCGAAATCCACCGAGTGTACTCTCATTCTCACAGAGGGAGATTCAGCTGCTACGTCCGCTATTACGGGACTATCCGTCGTAGGGCGTGAGAAGTGGGGCGTATTCCCCCTCAAAGGCAAGATGCTCAATGTGCGCGACGTATCCGCCGACAAGTTCGCCAAGAACGAGGAGCTGACAGCCATTAAGAAGATTCTGGGCCTCGAGCAGTCCAAGGTCTATAAGGATTTGAAGTCGCTCCGGTATGGCCGTGTGATGGTGATGGCCGATCAAGATTTGGATGGATCGCATATCAAGGGTCTTCTGATGAACTTGTTTCACGCAGAGTGGCCCGCCCTCATGCAGGCCGGATTCATTTGCTCTCTCGCTACACCCCTTCTGAAGGCCACACGCCGCTCCGAAGTGCGCAGCTTCTATTCTCCTGCCGAGTTTGATGCCTGGAAGACGGAACTTGGAGGCTCTGTTGCCGGCTGGCATCTGAAATACTACAAAGGGTTGGGCACTAGCACAGATGAAGAGGCAAAAGAATGGTTTGAGAAGCTCCATGAAATCAAGTATACATGGGATGCCGAGACGGATGAATCCATGTCCATGGCATTCTCCAAGAAAAGGGCAGACGACCGTAAAAAGTGGTTGGCGAATTATAATCCCCAGAGAATGCTTGTTATAGGGGCAGCAGGGCGCGTGGATTATTCCCGCTTCATTCACGACGAACTCATTCATTTCAGTAATGCGGATAATATACGATCTCTCGCATCCATTATGGATGGCCTGAAGCCATCTCAGCGGAAAATCGTGTTTGGCTGCTTGAAGCGCGGCCTCAAGGCAGAAGTGCGCGTGGCACAACTGGCCGGCTACGTATCGGAGCACGCAGCCTATCATCATGGCGAAGCGTCTCTCACGGCAGCTATTACGTCCATGGCCCAACAGTTCGTGGGAGCAAATAACATCAACTTATTGGCTCCTATAGGACAATTCGGCTCTCGCCTCCAGGGTGGAAAGGACGCAGCTTCTGCGAGGTATATTCATACGCACCTGGAAGCTATTGTAGATACTATTCTTCGCAAAGAGGATGCCACGATTCTGAAGCATATTGATGATGACGGACTACTCGTGGAACCCGAGACCTACTTCCCCGTCGTCCCGCTACTGGTCATCAATGGCTGTATTGGGATTGGCACTGGATTCAGCACGGATATCCCACCGCACAATCCCGAGGAGGTCGTGGGTTTGCTGCGGGATCGTCTTGAGGGCCGTCGACAGACGCTTGAGAATCTCGCCATGCGCCCTTGGTGGCTCGGCTTCAAGGGGGCCGTGCAGCTGGTGTCCGACGGTGTCTGGCAAACAAAGGGACTCTATACATTTGACGACGCCAAACACGTGATAACGATCACGGAGCTGCCTGTAGGCACCTGGACACATGACTACAAGGCCTTCCTCGATGAGATGTGTGTCGCGGGCACAACCGCAGGAGCCAAAGTGGGCGGGTCAGAAGGTGGCAAAGCGGATGCCTCTAAGACGGAGGATGGGAAACCGATTCTCAAGAACTTTGAAGATCTCTACAACCATATCGATGTCAAGTTCAACTTGGAATTGGACCCCGATTACTATGACGATATCCTTAGAAACCCAGTAGAGTTTGAAAAGCGATTCAAGTTGACAAGCTTGTGGCGGACGAGTAACATGGTGGCCTTTGATACGGATCTGAAGATCGTGAAATACGGCTGCGTGGGCGATATATTGGAGGCGTATTATGGGCCGCGCCTAGCGGCATACGAGCGCCGACGAGCCGCAGAGATTGAACGATTACGCCATGATGCTGTAGAGGCGGATGCCAAGGCGCGGTTCCTCCAGGCAGTCCTAGATGGGACAATTGATTTGCGGCGGGCTTCCGACGAGGATATTGTAGCGGCAATGATCGCCCATGAGCTGCCGGCGCTCTCAGGAGATAAGGTGGCAACAAATGTGGATGCGTATGAATACCTCTTACGCCTGCGAATGGATCGTGTGAAGGCTGCTGCCGTTGAAGACCATCAGAAGGCGGTTGTAGTCGCAAAGAAGGCATTGGATGAATTGGAGGCAACAACCGCTACTGCTATGTGGCTCTCAGACTTACACGACTTTGAGCTGGCGTGGAAAAATATGCGGGCAGAGCGCGAGGCTGCTTTAGAAGGCAAGGGGCGCAAGGTTCTTAAGAAGATGAAGGTGAAGGCATAAGTTCTTAAGCAGTATGATTTATTTCGTGATTCCGCATTCTTTTTATTATCAGGCATATCCCCAATTCTATTTATCTAACACGTAAAAACTTTTATCAGCCGATTCACTTTCGCCGTTTTCACCTTCTTCTTCTTCTTCGCCTTATACGATTGAACACGGTTATTTATTGTGTTCAGCGCAGACTGAATAGCATTCTTCGTATTTCCCCCAAGCTGCGGCCCCTTATGTGTCCCCACATCCACCAGAATCAACGAAAGATCATCTCCATCGTAATTCTTGGGCGCATTTCCAGAAGATTCCTTCACATGAGCCCCCACAACTGCCTTTGCCGTCGCTGGTAAATCATACGCGTTTGCGGTAAGAGCCTTGAATATATCTGCTGCCACGAGAGGCAACGCCTTCAACGCTGTAGAATCGGTTTCCACCATCCCGTCGGACATTATCGCCAATATACCATGTTCAGGTCGCTCCATGACGAGAATATCTGGGTGGGCTGTCACTTTCATTTCCCTCCAGTCCGAATCAAAAGGGGGTTTCCGTAGATCGGGAAATTTAATACTGAAATCACCAAAAGCACGGGACACCATGAGACCATCTACACGCGGAACGCCCATATCATCTACTTCCACCTTCCCACCGGCACGCCGAATTCGTGCAGACTCTTCGGCAAGTGTGGGCTCGTGCTTTCCCATTTCCCCACCCGGAAGAATCATTCCAGAGGAAGGATTCATAATGAAACACGGGGAATCTCCGATATAGGCTACCACGATGTGCGTCGCTGTAATAAGAGCTATAGTTGCAGTAGATCCGGAATCCCCATTTTTTGTAATATTCCTGGCAAGATCTTTATCGTGTTCAATAAAGATCTTTCTCAAGATTGTTTTTAACTTTTCAATATCTGTCAAAGCGTCCGGTGATTCTTTCAAGGCTGCTTGAATGCGCTGAGGGAGAACTTCTACGGTATAGCTCGCAACTCCGGGACCCGAGTGACCATCAAACACTGCGAATAGATCACACTGTTCCATGAGATTCTTGAAGCACATCCGGTCTTCGGTCGATGGAGGACTCCTCCCCCGACCGTTGAACTGTGCGGTTCCATACAACATCCTATAAAGAGAGGTCAGCAGCTTTATGGGAATTTCGCCGCATGGCGGTTACATGAATGGATTCAATGGTAGCGACTTTGTTCCGGCACGGCTCAAATGTTGAGGTTGCGCCAGAGGTATTGGCATATGACTAATGTCATTCAGGTAAAAGTAATAATGATCTACGGCGGAAAGAATATGAGGCACGGACCAATCTGTCACTTTACGGTTCAGATCTTCCACTTGCGCCTTGACATCCTTCGGCATATTCCGCGCATACTGATAATAAATGGCTCTCATAATAATCTTTAATTCATCGGTGGATTGATCATCGATAACATATCCCTTCGGCTGACTCCGATCATAGACCCCCTTTCGTATAAGTTGCTGTAGCCGTTTCACATTCTCTACGGAAAAGAAAGCAGAACTTACCGGCGTTACTTCCCAATTCCCCCGGAGCATATCCGTTTGAAAGTCAGCTTCTACACCCGTCTCAGTTGCAAATCCGGGAAGACCGGCATTTCGGTCTGCAAAGTTAGAACCGGCAAAAGCCACGCGTCCATTTTGTCCGGCTGGGGCATTCGCGGTTAGGGGTAATACAAAATCAGGGGGGGCATTTCCGGTATCTGGCATCTCTCTATTACCGAGGAATATGAAAACAGGAGATAATCTACCGGCTCTTTGGCCAGCGATCAGCCAAAATTCTTTTCTAACTCCGGGATATACAAATGACGTCTGTTGGTTCCAGTGTTAAGGTTAACAACGCGGACATTGGCTTCTATATCAATGTGGGGTCTCTCGTTGGTAAGGTGAACTACCTCAACACCACAAATGGTGCCCTGAGTCTCTCTAGCGCCAACTGGGCTTTCTTTGGCCCAGGCAGCCCTGGTGTTGGTGGTGCTGGTAACACCCTCTTGTCTTCTCTCGCGACTGCTGGTGGTGCCATTCTCAAGGATATGGGCAAGACCGTGGTATCTTCTCTCCGCACCTTCCGCAAGGTGCAGCTCGTGAGGCACAACTCAACCATCTCCACCTTTGGTGTGGCTGGCCAGGCTGCCACTACCGGCGAGGACTACCTCAGCGGCTACATTGAGCTTGGCTTTGAGGGCAGTGGCACCCCCGCCCCTGTCGCCCACTTCGGCCGATAAACAGGCCGTGGGAGGAACGACTTCGGCCGATAAACAGGCCGTGGGAGGAACGACTTCGGCCGATAAACAGGCCGTGGGAGGTTAATATATATACAACGATATTCTTGGAAACCTTGTATCTAAGAATATCGTTCCTATCGGTAGAGATGGATCTTATGTATTGGTTTTACATATTTCTGGCGATTGTCTTCACATCGGGAGGAAGCTACTCCTTTTACATAGGTGGTAAGCAAATCTCGGCTGGAATATTCTTTGTAGGAGCTCTTGCTATTTCTATTTTCTTCGGCCTACGATGGTTCCCAGCGTCCGGCTCGAATATATTAGAACCATCCCCCTGGAAACCAGTCTTAAACTATTGCCCTGATTTCCTCACTCTTACAACTATTAATTCTGAAAAAGTCTGCGTAGATACAATAGGCGTTACATACCCGTCTGGTTCTACTGGCTTGTCTAAATGGACGGGTCCATCCCAAACAGATGAAAAGTATTTATTCCATTTATTCACCAATTCAACAGGGCAAGATAGAATTAATAAACTATGCGCACACGCAAAAGAAAAGAAAGTTACATGGGAGGGTGTTTGGGATGGATATGTGTGTATTGGAGGACAACCTCCTCTCCCCCCTTAAAGGCTTTGAACTCTTCCGTATAGATGTTAAAACAGGATACAGTATGTCTTCACCCATTCATTGAAAGAGAGCTCAATGAATGGCTGATCACTCGCAAGCAACCTGCCGTGCTATTATTAGGGGCACCCGGTATTGGTAAGACTACAATCGCCCATCGGGTGTTCCGTCAAGCAGGCCTAAAAACAGTAGAATTTAATGCGAGTCATACACGATCTGGAACATCTTTTCGCAAGACAATTCTACCCTTGTTGCGCGAAGGGGGTATTGTTCAAATGATTGAATCCGGAAAAAGGGGGGGCATCGGAGTTCTTTTAGATGAGATTGATGGGCTCAGCAATGGAGAGCGAGGCGGTTTAAATGAACTTCACGCATATTTGAAATCCAAAGAAGTCAAAGACGGCCGGCCTCTCATTTTAATCAGTAATTCACTCGATACACGAACTCTCCAACAAATAGCGAAACTATGTCTCACCTTTAAAGTGAGTCCGGTGACAACCACCGTAATTCGGGAATGGTTGGGGAAAGACCCCCCCGATGCCTATAATGGTGATTTGCGCGCCCTCCAGCGACAGATGAAAGGTCTAGAAATTCCTGATCACGTAATGAATATTCCCGAGGGAGTTGCAGCAGTGGCGTGGTGGACTCTCTGGGGCGATTGGGATCCATTGCTTGATTTTGATATTGAAAACAATGAAGGGAATCTCGCAAGTTTAGTAAGCCTGGAAAATATCCCTGAAAGAATCGAAGCTGCGAAAGGAAATACGAACGAAGCCTGGAAAATGTATTTGACTCTTTTTGATGCCTATAAAGTGTCCGATCAGGGAGATTTCTGGGCGTTCTTTTACCAATGTTGGACCATTCTACCCCTTTCTTTAAAGCTCAAATTGAAGATTATTAGTTTGCGCCTATCAAGAGAAGCAGTTCTTTCGGAAGATTCAAAACGACTCACCATGGACGAATTCCGATACACACCCGTATTAACAAAACAATCGGCCATGTTTAATGCATGGAAGTTGCTATGTGATATTTCTGAAACTCGAGGTGTTCCAGTCCGTCTAGCCCCCATGTATGCGCACGCAGAAATTCAAAATGGATCTCTGCGTCCAGACAAAGTGAGGCGCTATGAAGCAATTAGCTTGGAAAAATTCTATAATACAATTACCGGCAACTGTCAAACTTAGTTCGTCGTCGGCATTTCATCCGAATGTAGTAGGCGTATAAATTGTAGAGGGCCCGTTCGTCCCATTCGATAGGCCCGTCCCAAAATCTGTTTCTCCTCCTCATGTGTCATCGCGTGGAGAAGAACCACATGAGTCGCCGCTGTTATATTCAATCCGGACCCCGCATAGTGTGAATTCAATAGCAAACAGCGAATATCACCACTTTGAAATGCGCGCAAGGTGGAGGCAATAGCATCCTTATTTCCTTTTAGCTGCTTCACATTCACTCCCACGCCCTCAATAGCCGTCTCCATAGCTGTAAAAGGATTGTCGTAGCGACTGAAAACGAGAAAACGACCCTCAGGGTTATCCCGAAATAATCGCATAAGTGTTTCAGGTTTCTTCTCCAACATATCCTCAGGATTCGTCCCCGTATTCGAATCCACAATTGCCGTCTCTTCTTTATTACTCACAACCTTCGTAAGATCTTTTAATTGAAAGGGCGTCCTACAGAGGGCGCATGTAGGGTTCCGTGTATAGCACAAAAGTATACACTTTCCACAAAAAATTCGGGAACAACATGGGGTAATAATAGGCTCTGCTGGGTCATCATAGCAAATAGGACACATCTCATCCTTAAAGCCATCAATGCGTTCTTGAATATTTTTGATGGCCTCCTCTTTCTCCTTCATCTTTGTTGCGAGAGAACTCAGTGCCGTTTCTTTCGACTGCGGAGTGGCATAATCAAGCGCCGCCTTAAATTCATAAGTCGCCTTCAGACGTATCAGCTCCTTTTGTAAATTCTTCGTGACGGCATCAATGAGGCTCGTCGTATCTTCCGCCTTGACTCCCAGTGCTTGAATCGCCCCTGTTACATCTCCCCCATGAAGAAGCTGCTGTATATCCGCAGGAATGGCCTGCGATACAATACGCTGTGTAATAGGGATTCTGCATAAAATATTTATTCTAGTAAGAGGCGGCAATGAAATAGATTCCTGTATAAATGTATCATTACACCGAATCACAAGATTCCCGCGTAAAATGTGATCATGATTCACAAGATCCCTGAAAAAATTATAAGATGTCATGTTATACCGAATGTAATCGTATGGGCGCGTGGATCGGTACATCTCGTCAAAATGCGGTTTCAAAAACGAATAGGGCGCGTTATCTCCAAATACATTCGTATGAAGGCTTGTTTTATGTATATACAATGTCTCATTTGAAAAAAGAATATTCATCCAAGAAGCTGTTATGAACCATGTAAATCTCGCCTCTGGTTTCGGATATCCATTCACCATGTGAATAGTGTCTGCCTCATCCACAAATACGCGTTTCCATCGTATATCATTGTCCCGCTGCCATACACTAAATTCTTTATAGAGGGTATTACTCACAAGAACGACATCCGACGCCATCACATCCTGTAAAAAAGTATCCGTCTTCAATGAATTTTTCTTATCCAATAAGAGCCCCTTTAAATTACTCTGCTTCTTAATATAATCCGCCCATTGTCTAAAAAGAGTATGAGGAACTATGACCAAACAATTGGCCTCACTTAGATCTGTAAAATAATTGTGTTTAAGGCTGAAGACTTTATCTGTGCTATTCCTCCCCATACTATACGAACTTTCCAAGGGGGGAATTGTTTTCAATCGCGCAATATGTCCCATCACCATCAGTGATTTCCCAACGCCCACGGAATCTCCTAAAATTCCATACGACGAATACAATATTTCTCCTGAACAATCAAGCCCTTTCAGAAGTTGTTGCTCTTTATTCTCCATAGCAGCTAATACAGCCTGCTGATGAGAGCGGAGATTCACTTTTAAAGAATCCACGGCTACATCCACGCGCGGCGAATCAGTTGTTAGCGAATTCGTATAGACATCCGCCATTGTTGTAAACACTTTTCTGTTCTGTAGAGTAGTATAGCTTGTCATTTCTGTATTCATGTAGAATGTATTCTTAAGGCTGTTTATTGTGCTAGGCCGCTTTAAAAAAATCACGGAGTTTGCCGTCTCGTATAAAATCTTTCAGCTTCATATTCGTCTTTTGTATGTATGGACTTATAGTATTACGCATTTTCGTCTTGTCAAACGTATTTTCTGAATGACTCATCACGAGCATGACTTTAAAGGGATCCAGTTGTATCATAGGATTAATATAATCATCCAGAAATGAACGCTCTTCCGCATGGGTTACATCTTCATCATATACATGCGAATTTGCGTATGAACGCCGCCATGCCATAGTGCCATTCGTGGCATGTTTTGCATTGTATGGGCCTAGTTTGTAAATAGCCTCAATATCCGAATAATACATATAAATTTCAGAGGCGCCCGCGAGCTGGATATTTGGATTGCGTTTGAAGGCTATAACAACCGCAGAGACTCTTTCTGGAGGATAATAATCGTCATCATCCATGGCAATAATAATATCCCCACATGATTCCCTATTTAGACGATTTCGCTTCGCACCAATCGTCTTTTTTTCAGAATCATACACATATTTTAGATTAGGAATATTTGTATCCTTCAAAAGATCTCCAATAGGATCCGAGCCATCGTCCAGTATAATCCACTCCATACGATGTAAAGGATAATTCTGCGCCTTATACATTTGTATGAGCTGTGGAATAAATTTTCTTCGATTATAGGTGGGAGTAATCACCGAAACAAACGGAAAATTCATCGCTTCTTGTGGTGATTTTGCAGCGGGTTGGCTCATTCTACATAGATACAGTTAGAACCTTTAAGGCTACTTTTTGACGGTATTTATTATTTTTTGAATATTTGTTAAAAGAATCTTATCTAGTCTATAATATACACTGACACCCAATAACAATACAATTTCGCTAATACTTATTCCGCGTAAGATATTTTTCCATAATTTCTGTGTTGCAGTGGGATTTTTTGGATCGACGAGTTGATAGGAGAATAAGCCTCCAGTGGATGGTTCGGATGATCCTCCCAATTGGGAGATTCCTGGAATTTTTGTTAGAGCAGATAATATACCCGTGGTAGGAGTTGTAGAGCTTGTAGGCATGGGCACCGCAGGAACCGCAGGAACGGAAGAAAAAGATGGTATAGAAGGAAAAGATGGTATAGAAGGAAAAGATGGTATAGAAGGAAAAGATGGTATAGAAGGAAAAGATGGTATAGAAGGAATAGGAATACCAATATCAGGAAGAGTAGACATCGAAGAAATAGCAGGAACTCCAGGAATACGAGTAGCAGGAGGGGCTTTGGCAGGGGGACGAGCAGGAGCAGGAGCAGGGGCAGGAGCAGAAGGGGCAAAAGTTCCAGGAACATTCTTCGTTAAAAATAAGGGAATGAACGTGGATACCCAGTAAGGTGGTGCGACAGCCCCCATCGATATAGATATAGGAAATAGGGCGGCTCCATAAATAAAATAATATATCTTAATAGCCCAGAATTTATCTTCCGCAAAGCTATTGGACATAATAATTCCACCAAATAAAAATCCTATAATTAAACTTATAATCATTGCAAAATACATGGTCCATCCTAATATACGTTTAGCCAGGCGAGACCAATTGAAATCCTTCTTTTCCTCCTCATCTTTCAGTGTATCAAGTGAATCAAGTTCATCCAAGTATTGTGCAGGTGTTAAATATGTTACAGCAGGTGTTTCCGCCTGAGAGCCCTCCTTTTTTATTTCAGGGGGTGCTTTTACCGCAACAAGTGCCGCCGCGACATTTGTGTAAAGTGTTTCATATTTCTCTGAAAGCCCTGGACTCGTTCTCTGATCCGCCCGTATTACATTTAAACGTTCCGTTATAGTTTTCACGGCAGCCTCCATATCAATAATACTTTGATGACGAGAAGCTAACTGTTGGTGTTCCTTTAACTCCGCCATTTTTGCAGCAATTTCCGTATTTTTAGCTGCAATTTGCGCTGATGTCATATTCGAATTTGCGGCACTCGTGGCCTCATTTGACAATGCAGTAAGAGATTCCGTATAACTAGGGGGGAGTCCTGCAAGTTGGGCTGCATTTGTTGCGATACTAATGTTACTTAGTATGCTATTCAACTCCGTCTTTGCTTCTGCCAGATTTGCTGTTTCAGCTTTAATATTTGTATACGTGGATGGATCGGGCGCCGCCGTATTTGTAATTCCGAGGGTGGATAACAAGCTTGCCATACTATACCATGGTGAGTAAATCCCGGGACTCTTTTTCATCCCCCCGTTCTTTAGAAGCGGTCCGAATGCCCAACTTATTTTACATGGCGCGCCCCGTATATGGCGGGTGGGTATCTTTCACCGCCCACTTATCGCTAAAATACAATTTTCCCCTCTTTAAGATTGGTTCTAAAACGGAATCAAAGCAACGAGAATATGGATATGGAGCCGCCTATCAAAATCGGGCAATAGACGATTTGCCCCCTGGCAAAATTCTCATAACTGCCATTGATAAATCCTATTATGAATATTTGGATAAGATTCCTTCGGGGAGCTATCTCGTCATACACGACCCTACAGAAGTATCTGGCAAAGGCAAGGAGCCCGTTCTCAGGAATTTAAGTCGCTTCAAGATCATTACCATTCGTGAATCTGTAAAAAAGTTCTTGAAAGATACTCTCGGGGTGAAAAGCAAGTTCATACTGCATCCATTTTATGAATATCCTTTCAAAAAGGATCCTCATCCTGATAGGGCCGTAAGTATATCTCGGGTGGATTTTGATAAGCACACGGATATTATTATAAAAGCCAATAAACTATTGGATGACCCGGTAGATATATATGGAGCAATCAATCGCCAATATGTATTCTTTAAACTAAAGGATATGGGATTTCAGAAATATTATAAGGGCCAATTCGAGAAGAGTTTTGAAGAACTTTCCAATATTCTGAGAGATGCCAAATTCGTGGTTGATATGAGTGTGATTAAACATGATGGGGGAGGATCCCAATATACATTCCTAGAGGCTATTTATAACAAGTGTGCTCTTGTTATAAATAAGCGCTGGGTGGAAGACTTTGCGACAGATTTCATTGATAAGAAGAATTGCTACATTGTCGCAGATGAAGAAGAACTCGCAGATCTGCTGACCGCTTCTCCAAACACGGCAAAAGTGATGAAAGGAGGGCGAGCTCTTCTGGAACCCCATATTCAGGTAAATTGGCCGAAAGAATTGCCTTAGAGAGCATACTTGAGCCCTCCCATACCTGATACAACCTCAAACCAATTGATATTTTCTACATAGACGGTTATATCATACGTGTAATTCGTATCTACGGGGAGAGGATAGACGTCCATATCTATTTGAAAATTTCGTATGCGACTGGCATTGATGGAACCCGAAGCTTGAGTAGGGGATTGTCCCAACTGAAACGAATATATAGGCAACCCATCCTGGCCAATTCCCCTTGTATATCTATAGGTAGAGAAGCGCGTAAAGAAATCTACGGGCTTCTGTTCCTGGATTTCATTCCCATCGCATAATACTCGGAGACTCCTAATAATATCTTGCTGCGTATTTGCTATTAGGATGCCCGACGTAGAACTCTGTTTTTGAAAGTTGGTGGCATTCGGAGTAGGTAGAAAGGGCGCGAATGGATATGTATACCAGTTTGTGAAATTCGCAAAATCATTTCGCTGCCCTGCATCGGAACGACGTTGAATGAAAATGAGTCGCGTGATTGGATTATGTGTTTGAAGGTCAAGAAGTTGGCGTGTATATTGTCCGGGAAATGGATATGTCACGAGCTGTGGGATCATATAACTGAGTGGCCTACTGGCAAATATCTGCTGCTCCTCTTTCGGTAAGTATATGAACGTCCCCTGTAGAATCGGATTCATAAACCAGCTGTTCAGGGCCGGCACTGAAAAACCAATATCCGTAAAAAAGTTGCGTATCTGCGCACCTGTATTCGTAGTCGCGGAATAATTAGGATTATTCTGATATATTTGATCGGCGGTTGCATTCATACTGAAATCCGGACCCACACGATATCCGGAAGCATCGAGCACCGTATACAGTTGCGAGATTGGATTGAGAGTCAATTGGATCTCGCATTCTTGATATTGAAGCCCTATGAGCGGTAGAGCCTGCGACGGAGCTTCCGTAAACCAGAAAGATAGAGGGACATGAATATTACGACCAAAAATGGAGGGACGATTTAACTGTTGTGTGCGGCTGGTGTCTGGAATCACCGTCGGATACCCAGTATGATTCGTGCCACCCGCATATGCTCCCAAGGCCGGCTCTGTAAGTTCGGGAGTGTCCCCCACGAGATATTTCCATTTTAGAAATGCGTCTTGATCTATGTCCAATAGCGCACGACTCAGAAGATACGCTCCATCAAACTCCTGAATCTTCTGACCACCTACAAATATCGCTGCGTTCTGAATAATTGCCGCGCCAAGATACCGGACCCACTGAAATTCCCATTGACTGATGCGACCTGGAGTTGTTGGAGTTATATATTTACTGTATATATCAGGTATGGTAAAGGTAAATACCATATCGGATAAAAGATCTCCATACCGAGGGATTTTCGCCCGGAGTTGTATGGGTTGATCGTAAGAAAGCTCGTTGGGTCCTGTAAGTGGGATTGTGATACTTTCCATAGCAAAATGTGAGTAGCGCTTGAACGCCTTGTAAAAATATGTCATCTGCGGATTTCCGCTCAAAAGAACATTTTGAGCGCCGTATGCGACGAGTGCTAATAATCCTCCACCCGTCATAGTCTCTTCTGAATCCTTACTGGAATAGAAGAGATTATGCTTAGGCCTTTTTAACTAGAACTGCGTGTCCACCAATCATCCCCCAAATAGGGGGGCTTATCGTATACTTTCTGCTGCATTTTTGAAGAAGGTCCAGCTGTCATCAAGTTCTGAATTTCATTCATAGAAAGTGCATACCGGGCATATATCAGATTCGATATAAGGCCATCCATAGAACCTTCCATATGAAAGTCATGATCATTCAGAGCAGGTATAGTGCTCCCATTCAATGTGTTATTCTTTGAATTTGAAAAAATAACAATATCCTGATAATTCTGATAGGGTATCGTGTCCTGAAATGAAATGCGATTCGCCAGATTTCCATTAATGAAAATATCAAGGCCCTTTTTATAGCAATTCAACACAAGGTGAAACCATTTATTTACGGGAACATTCAAGACATCGGCATATGTGAATGGATTTTTATAGGTGTTCATGACTACACGCATTGTATTTGTAACGCCATTTATAAATACGCCAGGCCCCATCAGAGGCCAGGGATTTGAATATCCCTTATGAAACACATGCTTATACACATCATTTCCAGTGAAAGTAGATGGCTCTATAAACAAATAGGTTGAATACGCGAATTCAATACCTGTTCGTTCATTGACAGATACGCCAATAGGTTTCGCATCTGTATATTTGGATTCATCTTGATGTATTACAATAGTAGATTCACTTGCGTGCACTGTAGAGCCTACGAGTGTTTGAAATCGGTTGCGGGTATTCATGATTATTACGTATAGCATCTCTGCTGAAAAAGCTACCAAACCCGCTACAAGTACTGTGATTACACCCGTCAAAATTTGACCGGGTATTCCTGAAGATGCTGATGTATTATATGGATCGTACATTCTCTAGTTAGGAGGAACCTTTGAAAAGAGAGACAAACCAGTTCAAAAAATTCATAGAAGAGGGATCTGGTCCCGAAAGATACGACCTATAAATCTCATCCGGATTCATGGCATAATTTGCAACAGATGTGGCACCTGTATATCCGTCAAATCCGCCACGGGATGTCATAACTGCCTTCACACCCGTAGGATCTACTTTGTAATACGATGGGGACACACATGATCTGCTGAGTTTTCCATCTATATATACGTCAATGGTGCGACCAGTGAGAACTACCGTAACCATCGTCCAGCGCTGGAGATCAATCTCGGGTAGATCACAAATGGGGGGAGTATCCAGTAAAGAATCATTCATAGCTAACGCCGCGAACATGGAGTCCAATGAGGAAGCCGAAAGATTACCAATATTATCTTGGGCATTTGGGGGGACTATGGATGTAGAACCACCGGATGTAGTTGTACCCGTGTTCGAATTGGCAAATCCTTCGACAGACTTTGTATGTGTCCGAACCACCAGGGTATTATTAAATGCACCCAGGCCAATCAAAAGTGTTGAAAAGATATTACCTTGAAGCTCAAATATATGTTTCCGCTTATTCATATTTTTATTGAAACTGCTTATATAGACCCACGTATTCACAGAATATTCTCCACCCTCGTAGGGAGTGGGGATTGTCGGGAGGTTTGTAGGAGATGAATCTGCCGCTTGCTTCCCTGAAAGCAACATAGTGCTTTTATTATTGGAAGAAGTATATAAAAATTGGTATAGGTAATAAATAGCTACTAAGCCGAGAACAACAAACAAAACAGTTATAATTCTAAACCCCAACGAACTATTACTTGGAGGATTGTTATCCATACTTCTATATTTATATACCAAAATTAAGACATGTGCCTTTTCATATTATATTTACTTGTAGTGCAAGTAAATATAATATTAAACGGTACATGTCTTAAAGATAAATAGGATCTTTACTAGCTGTAAGAGGAAGTCCATTCATACATCGGCGAGGCAGGTTTAATCACGGGCATGTCAAAACAGCCACCGGATGGACACAAATTCACCGAATAATTACCAGTTATACTTTGCGGAATACGCGGATGTCCTCGCGTATCTGCGTATTCTCTGTATTTTGCGCTCACATCCAAGCTACTCAGGCGATAATTATAGAGATTCATCAATGCCAGTTCACCCTTTAATGTATTCGAACCGGAAGTAACACCCTTCATATTCGTATAAGATGGATCCGATATAGGCATATACATTGTCTTTTGAGATAGAACAATTGTATCATTATAATACACGTCAAATCGGCGTCCTTCGCGTGCTACCGTTACCATGATCCATTTCTGTAAAGAGATGGGTGGAAGCCTTAGTGTTTCTATATATACCTGGGGGGTCCCTCCTGCCCCTTTTGTAATGGTTTTAATAACAAGATGTGACATTGCCATACCTTGGCGGCTCGCATCCGGGGCAGTTAGTATTTCTAGTTTTGCTACATCCGAGAGATTAAACATAGGAGTATATCCAGAATGAACACATTGCGAACAATCACCTGTCGCCGCAACACATGCGCATGGCGCAAAGCTTCCGTCCCCGCAAGAAACTTGACCTGGCCCCGTTCCACAGGATGTATAGGAACCCGTGCGATTCACCGATTCAATGTTTATGAATGTAGAAAAACTCGCATGCCCTTCTGTATAGAATTGTTTTGTATCCATCGAGGATATAAGTTCTGAAGAATCTAAGGGGGAAGGTCCAGTCACATTTGCAACGATTTTTGGTTTATATCCCATATTGAAATAATACATTACACCTGCTAAAATTAGTACAAATACTACTATAAATAGCAAGGCCCTAGGCTCCATCTACTTAGATGGATAGAATGACTCCTTACTCATTGGAGAACCCCATGCCTGGACTTCGCGGGCAGACAAAATTCTGGGCCAGAATGCCAGATTTGATATTTGAACACTCGGGGTTGCTTCCGTTATGACCGGATAGAATTTTGTCGTATCCGCTACACTTTTAAGTTCATGTGAAAACGGTTTTGTGGATTCCAATTTTCCGTTTATATATACTTCCAGGAATGTATCTGTAAAAACAACAGTGACACGGAAGACTTTTTTGACTGGGACATTTTCAACGATAGCTGATTCTACACGCTCTATGTTTTGTGCTGCTGGAGGTGTTCCTGTTTTGGTTATTGTTATTCCGCCCACATTCAGATCATTTTTTAAAGGGTCCAGCCATATCATAAAATTAGTTTCATTAAAATTTGTATGTAACACAGGAGTAGCTTTGGGATTCGTATCCCAACTCACTTTATTTTTGCTCCTATAGAGTAATACACGCGGAATATCGGATGCTTGGAAAATGCCTGTAAGATATACGTCCATTCCAATCGTATAAGAAGATGCGGGGACATTTATAAAATTAGCAGAAAGATCTGCCGCCGCTGGACTCTTCGTATACGCTATTTGCCTGTCGGAAGCTGTTGGAATCTGAATGAATCCATTATCATTCGGTGAGAAGGATAAAATAGGATACACTGCGTAGTGTATAAATGTTAGTATTAAAAATAGGAGAAAAATAAAAAGCGATATGTAAAATGTATAGGATAAAACGGATCCAACGAGTACCCATCGAGGATAGTAATATTCTTTGCCATTTATGATAGACCCTCCTTTTCCATCTGGCTGAATAGGGGGGTTTCTGAAAAAGTTGGAAACACCTGAAAATAGAGACATTTTATCCTCATTTATTCTATTCCACGGATTGACCCAAGACATTGGTTCCTGCTACCACGTGTAGGGAAAACATTCACCGTTTATTCTTTCGGGTTGAACTGCGTTTTTTCATATCACCATGCTCAGGATGAAACGAAATGCGTTTATAGTATGCGTGTGTGTCTTTTATGTTACATCCGCGTAGCTTCTCGCGAAGATAGCAGACGAACGATATGCGTGTAAAAGGTTTCTCACCCCCCATCGTCCCTGTTTCCACAGAATCATTGTGGATTTTAGGAAGAGCCTTGTTCAATTTCTTCTGCGCATCCGTCTCATACATTTCCGTATTACAGTGCCATTCGTGCACATCCATGGCTAAAAAATCACCGGTGCGAACGTTAAACCCAATCTTGTATCGGGGAAATATAGTTGCTCCGCCCGAATATTGACCCCGTTCTATAACAGAAAGATTACCATAGCCCTCTTTGAAATCCCCGTCGTCCATGTGGAGGGCCGTGCGAAAATTCCGATTGATTGTAATGGATGAGAATGCGGTATTCGCCACCCTATAGGCCGGCTTCTCAGAGGCAGCGGCAAGCTGCTTGGCATGCTTATCCGGAATGAGCTGTTTAAATACATTATTGATTGCCTGAATATAGGGGATACCGTGCTTATACTGTTCAAAATACTTTTGCGTATAGGATGTAAGGCGACATGGAAGACCCATAAATGGAGTTTTCTCAAAAAAACCCAATACGGAACTAAAGACATTATTATTCACACGCATTTTCGATAGTTTACCATCTTGCTCATAGCGGGCGGACCACTTATTGATTTCTACGGGTTTGCGTTTCTTCCAGTAATTGGACTTTTCTTGAATAGGTCCCGCGGCAGCTCCGCGATTCCGTGAAGCCGCTGCCGTTTGGTAATAAGCCTCCCAACCAATCTTAACCAAATCATTGGGGAGAACGTGTTTGCGAAAACGGGCGAGTAGTTTCTTCTCACCCGTAGATGGATCTTTTCCATACACATCCACATCCTCATCCAAAATTTCATCGGCCTCTTTGTCTGTAAAATAGGTTCCCTCCCGCGCCTTGATCTCGTCATTTGTCATCTTCGGTTCCAGAACTATTTCACGAACCTTTAACTTTACTTCGTGGGCAGCCCCATCTGGGATTTGAAGTCCTTCGTATATTTCTGGCTTATAAGTCTTTTGAGTAGGCGCTTTTCGGCTTACACCGCGCTTCGAGTGTGCCACCATCTTCTTACTTATGGACTAGACTTTTCACCTGATGTGCTCCACCATAAAAGCGCCCCTGCCATACCCACCAATGTAGCACCAAGAATCGCCCCCTTCATCATAGATCGCGCATCGATTTCTTCCAAATCAACGGTTGTTATAAAGGGGGAACGGTCACGTGCTCCGAGCCTCAAATAATAGTTAATCGATTCAGTCTCTGTAACCATTGGCTTTCCTAAAAGCTTATTTACTTCATTATGGACTTCCACCGTCCACCGAAAGAGGTCCTCGCGCCGATCCAAATGAGGAGATAGGGGCAGCTTCTGTATGTGTTGCTTATAGTGTTCGCGGCACATAGGACATGGGATTAACTCGGCCATACTCTCATAAAACTCTTTTGCAGCGCGCTTTTGTGCGTATGTTGGATTTGTAGGATATGACAATGCCACAACATGTAGAACATGCCAGAACATTGGACCCCATACTGTAGGAGGAAATCGCATCTCTACTATAGGTTCGGACAAACGCTATAGTATGCTTAAACGCGCGGGGACCTACTATATTTAGGTAGGTCTAAGGCCATGAAACAATATAAAATATTTTCACCGACAACTATGCTATGTACAAATTGTTCTCTCACGGGGCACCAATCAAAACAGTGCCCTCAACCCATCACAAGCTACGGTGTAATCGTATTCCGTATAAAAGGTCCGTGGAATCAGGCAGATGAGCTGGTTTCAGGGGCCTTGACGGGGCTTGAAAATGTTCTATCCAATATAGAATATCTTCTTATTCAACGACGGGATACAATCGCCTTTATAGAACTCATGCGCGGCAAGTATCGCGTAATAGATAAAGAATATATTCAACAGCTTATTGGAAGTATGACGAAAGAGGAGCATACAAAACTCATTTCGCAGTCGTTTGATCATTTATGGGAAGGGCTCTGGGGGCCTCCTATAGAGGGTTCCCACGCATATAAAAACGAGAAAGAGCAGGCAAAGCAGAAATTTGAGTCTATTACAGAAGTATTGGAAGAATGTATAAAAGAATGCCAGGCCCCATGGACAAGCACGGAATGGGGATTTCCGAAAGGGCGAAGAGATATAGGAGAATCTGAATATGCCTGCGCCATGCGAGAATTATGGGAGGAGACAAATATATATGAAAAAGACATATATCCCATACGGAACATGGATCCTATTCGGGAAATCTTTTACGGAACAAATGGTGTTCAATATTGTCACAAATATTACATTGCGTATGCCCCCGCAGGAATTGGAGAAGAAACGATTGAAAATGCCGCATTAACGAACGAGCATATCACCCGAGAAGTGGGACAAGTCAAATGGTTTTCACTCAATGATGCAATCCAGCATATACGCCCTGAGAACACTGAAAAGAGACAGCTGTTGCTCCGGATTCATCAGATTCTACAGAAATACTGCCCTCTCGCGGTAGTAAATCCAATTATGAAAACATCCGTGTAAAATAGATGGCAGGGGAAGATATTCTTAAAGAATGGGAAACACTTCCGTTGGATAGACGCGACGAGCTGATGGAAACGATCGAGGCCCGAGGCTTATATCCGAGAATAATGACTGCAATGGATGTATGGGAGGCGGAGGCGGGTCTCTACCCTGATACAGAAGATCCTCGGTTCACCGAGAAACTGATGCAAAAGCAGGAGTTTGCCGAGAATAAACAGGATAGTATCGCGGAACAACAGCGTGATGGTGTGAATCCGTGTGATCCTGAAAAGGAATTTGAGCTAACGCCAGTCCAGCGTTTTATAGGTCGGTTTCTCTCTCCCCAGTGTCCCTATCAATCGGCGCTCCTTTTCCACGGGGTAGGTGTTGGTAAAACATGTGCCGCCATTACCGTGGCCGAAAATTATTTACGAACCTACCCGCGCAGACAGGTAATTATAGTCGCCCCCAGAAATATCCAGCCCGGGTTTCGTCGCACTATTTTTGACGACGAGGCCTTACAAATATCAGAGGACGACTTCACACCTAACGTTGCCAAGGGATGTACGGGGGATACGTATTTAAAACGAACGGGCACGGAGCTTGAAAAAGAGCGTGAGGTTATTAGTCGTCGTATAGCGCAGTCTATCAATTCCCGATACATATTCATGGGTTACATCCAGTTTCATCGGATGATTGACGATCTTTTGAAGGGAATTCCAAAGGGTCTGGATGAAGAAGTGATGGTCCGTCAGCGCGACCGTATTCTTCGGCGTGAATTTAGTGGGCGCTTGGTGATTATAGATGAAGCGCATAATCTTCGGGACAATCCTGCCGAATCTGCCGACGACGATACGGATAACCCAGGAGGTGATACGGAACTAACCGAGTCACAGGCCGGTAAAAGACTCACACCTAGTCTGATAAAAGTCCTGAATGCCGCGGAAGGGATGAAGCTTCTTCTCATGTCAGGAACACCCATGTATAATTCGTATAAGGAAATCATATTTTTGTTAAATCTCTTATTGATGAATGATAAGAAAGTAACACTCTCCGAGCGGGATATTTTTGATCCTGTGAAGGGTGCCTTTACGAAAAAGGGGGAAGAATTATTAGGGGCTGCCGCAAATGCCTATGTCAGCTTCATGCGAGGAGAGAACCCGCTCTCCTTTCCTGTGCGCCTTTCACCACAAGGAACGCCTCCCGTGGCGTGGCCTGAGAATGCCCCTGATGGAAAACCTGTCGCCGCTGAAAAAAGGGATCGTATGACTCGCTTACCGTTTGTTCCAGTACAGTTTGAAGGGGATTCAATGGACGCATATCTAAATATTTCTCAAGAGGCCATTGAAGCTGGAGGACTCGGCGTGGGCAGTATTGACGAAATGGTACAATCGGGTAACTGGCTCTTTCCAACAGAAGACGCTGTTCAGATACGTGACGCAGGGTTTGACGGATGTTTTGAAGATGTAGGGGGCGGGGGGTTGTCACAGTTCCGTTCAAGACGGGGCGCCCCTAAATGGCTTCTACGCGACTCGCTTGGAACGGCCTCGCCAAAGGCAAAGCTCACTCTTGAACGCGCACAAACGGCAAAGGGCATTGTCTTTATCTATAGCCGATTCATTAAATCCGGTGCTCTTCCTTTGGCTCTGACGCTTGAAGCGAATGGCTATAGTCCCTGGGGAGATCGCAAGTCTCTTCTCATGGATGGAATTCAAGATGAACTTGGACGCCAATGTGCCTTGTGTCCGAAACGCGAGAAAGCGCATGGAGGGGCCGGCCACAAATTCGTCCCCGCCAAATATGTTATTATCACGGGTCGTGCGAACGTGTCGCCGAATAATGCAAGAGTTATCCAGGCCGCACGAGCGAAAACCAATATGGATGGTCGCGAAGTGAAGATCATTATCGGCTCACAGGTTGCGTCGGAAGGTATAGATTTCCGATTTGTGCGCGAAATTTACGTCTTTGATAGTTGGTTTCACTTGAATAAGATGGAGCAAGTTCTCGGGCGTGGTATTCGTACCTGTTCACATTCTATTATGAAAGAGGAGGAGCGTAATTGTACTATTCATCTCCTGGTGAATACGTTTGGTGAGAAAGAAGATACTGAAACAGCGGATCTCTATATGTATAGGAATGCAATGTCAAAGGCGGTTCAAATGGGCCGAGTTACGCGCGTCCTCAAACGATATGCGCTGGATTGTAATTTAAATCACGATGCGATTGTTGTAACGGGTCTAGCTTCGCAGAGGCATGTGGATTCGCAAGGGAATGTGCGGGAAGAAGTGGATATAAATGACACGCCATTTACGAATGTCTGCGATTGGATTGAAACCTGTGATTATACATGTGCTAAAAAGGAGATTATTGATCCGGAACATTACGACATGAGCACATACGATGATTATGCAGTTCGGTGGCGAGAATCCGAGTTGAAAAGCGCTATTCGGTCATTATTCAAGGAGCGAAAGCAGCCCTTTTTTCAGGTGGAAGATATCCGCGAAATGCTTTCGGCGATTCCTCCCAAGGCTGTTTCGGGACTTCTTTCCGATATTATTAACAACAAATCCTTTCGCATACAGATGCCTGTAGAAAAGACTGGCAGGATGATTGATGGATATATTGTATACCGAAATGGGTATTATATGTTTCAACCGGATTATTTATCGGATATTCGTATTCCTCTGGCATTGCGGGTGGCGGATGTTCCTGTAAAGCGTGATTCCTATGAACCTACGACGATAAAGGTTGCTGCCGCGGCGGAACAAGTAGAAGCACCTGTAGCCCCTGTAGGGCCAGATACAGAAAACGTAGAAGGAACACTGAATACTTTTTGGAAGGCGATTAAAGAGTGGGCCATTTCTATTTCAAAAGGAGAAGCCCCCCTCGATGATATACCTGAGTCGGTTCAAAAGGCTATATCAGAACGGTATTCTGGCGATGCCGAGCTACGTGAGAATGACCAGCTTATTATGATAAATTGGCTCTATGAACATATCCAGAAAACAGATTACGCTGAAAAGAAGGGGGAATATCTTCGGGTTCTTTCCGAGGCACTTTTGGGAATGGTATGGGATGAGAGCTTGAAACCAAATGAACAATTGGAATTATTAATGAAAGAAAACGAGCCACTTGCCATTGTGATGGGAGAGGCTGCGGGACAAATTATAGAAAATGGGGGGGTGAAAGCGTTTCGTATTATAGATATTCTTAGCGGCTCTATTAAATATTTCTGTGGAAATAAGCCATGCTCCGAAGCTGTGGCACGTGTGTTTGATACAGCTGATCCTCTTCAAGGAATAGAAGCGAATAACACGACTACGGGGAAAATATATGGATTTATGGTTCCAAAAGGAAAAGAAGGGCGTTTAGTATTTAAGACAAACGATCGTCCTGTCCCACCAGGTGTGAAACCCGAAAAGGGCGGGGAATGCTCTATAGTGAGTAGCATATCCTATCATATTCACATGCTGAAAGATATCGCAGAATTACTGGCTGTGGAAGGCTACCCCAAATTCATTCTGGTGGAAGAATATTTAGATGAAAAGGTTCTACGACGAAAACAAGAAGAAGAGGCAAAGGCAGAGGCAAAATTGTCTGGAACAAAGTATGAGAAATCGGCAGTAGAATTATTAGCACGCAAAACCGACTATGCAAAAAAGGGGAAGCACCCTTTCAAAACGCGAACATTTGAGAATGCCGTTCGCGCCTGTGCCTTGAAGGATATTATTTTACGGTGGATGGATATTATGCAGAAACAAAAGTCAGGTAGGCGCTATTTCTATAGGCCAATTGCGGCATTGAAATCGGGTCATAAGGGGAGTAAATAGGCGGCCTAAAATTGAGTTTAAGCTAACATACTAGGTGTATATAGAATGGAACACAGGGTTGTGTTTGAAGAACAAGTTGGAATGAATCCGAAAGACATGCGTGGGAAAGTTGAATCTATTGAAGATCTTGTGCTTCAAAAGCTTCAAGCACGCCTAGAAGGGCGATGTTCCAAGCACGGGTATGTTGTTCCCGGCACCTTAAAGATACTTTCAAGATCGATGGGGAGCTTGGAAAAGGGCCGTTTCACCGGTAGTTTCATCTTTCACATACAGGCGGAGGGGAATGTTCTCAACCCCCCAGATGGATTGATCATCGAGGGTGAGGTAATCCGGAAGAACAAGATGGGAATCTATGTCTCCTATTTGGATGCCATTCGTGTGATTATTCCTCGCGATCTTCATATTGGCGATGACTCCTTTGAGAGTGTGGAAATTGGCGAAGTAGTTAAGGTGGAGATTAAGAAGTCTCGCTTTCAGGTAAATGATCCCTACATTCTGAGTGTTGGGGTGTTTCGCTCTTCTGCTGGAAAGAAGGCAGTCGTGCCAACGGCGAGTGCAGCCAAGGCGCCGAATAATTTTGGAAAGCAAATAGATCTTCTGGGTGGTGATATTGAAGAGGCTGAAGAGGCTGAAGAGGCTGAAGAGGCTGAAGAGGCTGAAGAGGCTGAAGAGGCTGAAGAGGCTGAAGAGGTGAATGAGGTGAATGAGGCTGAAGAGGTGAATAATTTCACAGATGCCCTTATAGCCGCGGAAGATAATGGTGAAGGAGACGAATAAGTATATTAGAATGAGTGCTACTGCAGCTAATTTAACAACTGCAGAATATGATGAGCGAAAAAAACTATTGGATTATATCCCAACGCTTTCCAAACCTGAACTCGAAGAGATTTATAAAATCTTAAAGGGGTCAAAGGCCGAATTCAGTGAAAATAGCAATGGAGTTTTTTTTGATATTTGTAAACTTCCGGCGGAAGTTTTTACAGAGATTCAGAAATTTATGGAGTTCTGCCATAAAACACGCGACGAATTCGCATTGCGCGAAGAAGAAGAGCGAAAGGCGCAAGAAGCGCTTGAAGGGGACAGTTGAGCCCTACTAAAGCTTTCGCGCTATTCCATATAGGAATGGAAGTATTACACAAAATTCAAGCATGGGCTGCACAGAATCCCCATCGGACGCTCAAAGTGTTTCCGATAGAGATTTCCGTGGTATCCGATACACAGGAAGGGCAGGAGGCGCCTGCGACTCTCCCTGGAGGCTGGTCCCCTACTCCTCTCGAGCCGCCAGGTCCTGTGAGTCTCTATCTGTGGAAAACGGATCCCGAATTCCGGGCGGCCACACCTCCCGTCCGTAGAACCATTCTACGCAATATGATTTTAAAGATAACGGAGAGGGCGGATGCCGAGCTCCGTGGTATTAAATGGCAGCGCAAGAAGATTCTTGAACAGGTAGCGGCACAACAGACGTCTGCTGTGTCGCCACCCATGGATACGCATGAGCTTGATATTGGCATGTGTGCGCTATTTGGGTATCAAAAAGTGTGTGTGGACGAGGCGAATAAAAAGGTGCGATTTTTTCCTGCAGATCCACGGACTTGGTCCACAGAACTTCCCGTATGGGGAGGCACAACGGGTTCTCGCGCGGTTCTTCATGCCCCACAGGAGGGTTCTGTAGGAAAAGGCCTCGCCGCATGGGTTGGGGAAAGAGAACAAGAAGGATGGAAGATTGACTGGCCCGAGGCGGAAGGGACTCTTGAGGAGATTAAGAATAAGATGGCCCAGCGCGGCAGGGGCCTCGGGCCACGGCTAGATAAGCCGAAAAAGGCAGATTGGGTAGCTGCCTTGGGACGCGCGGAGGCTATTGCGGCATTGGGGAAATTCTAGCAGTGTAGACGCCCCCCCTAAAATTGGCCCGGACACCCAAAGGTAAAACTATACAAGGTATTAGAACTCGGCCCGATGGAACTCTTTTCAGCGGAGGCCGAAAATATTAAGAAGCGAGTGGAAGAGTGGATTACGCATCCCGAATATGAGCTGGAGGCCACCTTTGGCGCAACAGGCGAAGTGGATTCCACCACATTTCTCGCAGTAGCCCAGCGGCTTCGGGCCAAGGGCTATGCGTCTCTTCCCCAAGAAGATCGCCTCACGGTCATCACCCCGGAACACGTGCGTTTCACTTTGACGAGCCTTGGAATTATTCAGGCCTACTGCAAGGATGATACAATGGCCGGCAAGCCCTATACAGTGATGATCAAAGACCGTGCGACAGCCGACGCGCAGATTGATTTGGAAGATTATGATACGCGTATCAAGGTCCGCCGAGAACGCGACATGGCGCATGACGATGCCACTGTCAAAAAGATACTTACGACCTGGAATCAGCAGCGAAAAGCGTTCCGTATTCTTCGTCGCTGGTCCTTTGATGCCGAGGGTATTCGTATTGATATGTCCATTGTCCGCAGCACACAAAAGCTCCGCAACGGCGACTACCGGTGGCAGAGGTCTTTCCGCGACCAGGATGTAATGATCAATGCGCCCAGCTATGAGATTGAAGTGGAATTGCTTCATCTCCCAGGCGATACCGCCGAAGTGGCCATGAAGCGTCTCATTCGTGGTGTGGGCGAAGTGCTTCGTGGGATTCAGAAGAATTCCGTCTTGATCCGACGAGATACTCGGAACAGGGTTCTAGCCGCCTATAGAGAGCTGACAGGAACAGACCTCTTTCGTGGACCTGCTCTTCGCACGCTGCGAAAGGAGAATTTCATAAAAGAAAGGGCTGCTAAAACTCCGAATATCCGCGACGGCTACAATGTAACGGACAAGGCCGATGGTCTTCGCACAATGGGATTCATAGATTCCAAAGGGGATTTGTATCTCATTGACATGGCGATGAATGTCTATAGGACGGGGCTGCGGAACCAAACGCTTCGGCTATCTCTCGTGGATGGTGAATGGGTTACGCAAACGAAGGATGATCCTCCGAAACCCATGCAACAGTTCCTGGTGTTTGACATATTCTATGCCGCCGATAAGCGTGACGTGAGTCGCTTTCCTTTTGAGGCCGGTGCGACGATGCCTGCCGAGGAGGGCGCCCCACCTCCTGTGGCCCCACCCCCCGAAGACAGTCGTCATTATCAGCTAAAGGCCTGGACAACTCTGTGGAATAAAGATACAGGTCCCAAAATCATGACACCGGGTATCACTCCTTCTACGATGCTTCAAGTCGCCGCGAAGGAATTCTTCTTTGGAAAGGCGGGAAATGACAGTATCTTCCGAATGGCCGCCCGAGTTCTCACAGCCGCGAGACCCTATTATACGGATGGTCTCATCTTTACTCCGAATGCAATGCCGCTCCCTGAGAAACCCGCCGCCACCTTCTGGGAGCAGCTCAAGTGGAAGCCTGCCGCCGATAATACGATTGATTTCCTCGTGGTGACTGAAAAACAAACTGGGTCCAAGACGCAAGACAAAGTGATTGCGGGTATTAAGCCCGGACCCTCCAGTGATACAGTCTCCTATAAGACATTGCGCCTATACGTGGGTTCCAATAATGAGAATGCGCGCGATATTATTCTGAATCAGCGCGAAATTCCCAGACGTGATCGCACCGCCTACGGGGCGAAAGGGAAGAAGGAATACAAGCCGGTCATCTTTACCCCTAAAGAATTTCCGGATCCGATGGCGGCCATTTGTCGGCTCCCTATTGAAACGGATCCTGACACGGGCGAGGAGTATATCATGACGGAAGATAGCAAGGAGCCCATACAGGATAAGACCATTGTGGAAATGGCCTATGATCCTTCCGAGCCTGCGGGATGGCGCTGGAAACCACTGCGAGTGCGTATGGACAAGACGGAACGACTCCAGCGAGGCACCTTGAGTCGCACACTCAACTCGGAGGCAGTGGCCGAAGATGCTTGGAATAGTATTCACGACCCTGTAACAGTGTCGATGATTAAGACGGGGGCGGATGAACCGAGCGCAGAAGAACTCCAATTGCTCCAAAGGGATTCTACGGGCTCAGCTAGGAAATACTTTGACAGGGAGGAGGTCGTAATTGATGAGGCCATTGTGGAGGGCATGAAGAAATTTCATGGGCGCTGGATTCGCGGAGAAATCTTGTATAATGTGGGTCTTTCAGGGAATGGCAAAACTCTTATTGATACAGCTTGCGGTGTTGCGGGAGATCTCCATAATTGGATACGCGCCGGTGTAGAATTCGTCCTAGGGATTGATTATGCGGCGAAAAATATCATGGATTCCACGGATAGTGCGTATACGCGTTATATGAGCGTGGCGGTTGAGCGTGGAGGCCTCGATGCGATTCCGCCCATGGTATTTGCCATTGCAGATTCGACAAAGCCTCTGGTAAATGGCGAGGGTGGGAATAATGACCAGGAAAAGGATATTCTACGTTCGGTATTTGGGAAGGTGAAGCCAGTTGGATCTGTGCCGGCATATGTGGAACAGGTGGCCGCGTCAAGGCTCAAAATGGGGGCCGATTGTATTAGCTGTATGTTTGCCATTCACTACTTCTTTGAGACGCCGGCAAAACTAAACGGATTCCTGGAGAATATTTCACAGACTTTGAAAGTGGGTGGCTATTTCATCGGCTGCTGTTTTGATGGGCAAAAAGTCTTTGATCTCTTGCGCAATACTCCTCGCGGAAAGTCAAAATCGGGGCAACAAGGGACTACCAAATTGTGGGAAATCACAAAACACTATGATGCGGAGGACATTCCGGAAGGGGACGCGGGCTTTGGTCTCGGTGTAGATGTAAATTTCATATCTATTGGGATGCCGCATCGGGAGTATCTGGTTCCATTCTCCCTTCTGGAAGAAAAGATGCGCATGATTGGCTGCGAGCTGCTTTCTGCGGAAGATCTGAAAGAAGTCGGTATGGTGAATTCCACGGCAACCTTTGATGTATCGTGGGAAATGGCGAAGAAGAAGGGGACGACCTATAAAATGAGCGATCCTGTGAAGGAGTTCTCCTTCATGAACCGGTGGTTTATCTTCAAGAGAAAGCGACAGGAGACGATGGCGGCGGCAGCAGTGGCGGAGATTCCCATTGCATCCGCGCCTGTAGCGCCCAATGTTATTGCAAACATTGGGCGCACGGCTTCTGCGCGATCCAAGGCTAACGCGATTGCCGATGCCGCAACTGCCATACAAATCACGAATAAACGACGAGGTGTAAAAGAAGGAAAGGTGGAGGAGAACATTCATATGACGCCTTCTCGCACAGTTGCTGTGGCTCCTGGACCCGCCGCGGATCCCGAGGCCAAGAAAAGCTATGCGATTGGCGAAGTCTTTCAGTTCTATACAGATGCATCGGTGGCCAAAGACGTGCTTGGACTAGAGGACAATGGGGCAGCTCGCTGGCTCGCACCATCCGCCCCCTTTCCCATTAAAGATAAAGATGGCGACAGAGAAATCGTATATCCCACGATGGAGCATTATATCGGCGGTATGCGTGCCAAGCTCGCGACAAACAAACCTGAACTTGCTGAAACAATCTTTAGCCGCGAGGGAACCATTCACCAGCGATTTCTCAATGATCGTCTCGGATTGACAAACGGTGGAACAAAGACATTATCCGAAGAAGAGGACCACGATATATTAAAGACAGAGTTGGCAGCGGTGAAAGCCGCGATGGGTGCTATATCTCTTAAGAAGAACCGTGCCATTGTGGATGAGGCAAAATGGGCCACAGAGAAACAAAATGTAATAGAGGCGGCCCTCAAGCAACGATGGACATTGGACAAGCGCTTTCGCAAAATAGTTGAGACAGCGCGCGACCAGGGAAAATATCTGCTCTACTATACACCAGGCGCTACCACCAATTTAGGAGGAAGGCGTGACAGGTCTACAGGTCAAATTGAGGGGGACAATACAGTGGGGAAAATTATGATGAAGCTTGCTGGGTATGTTGAATAGGTATCTTTAATAATCCGAGAGGCACACGTGTCACATCGCCATCGTCATCTTTCATAGAAATCCAGCCAATAAGGCCGTAGTTATTCTCTCTTACTTCTTTTTCAAACGTGGTTCTCTCGTATGGGTAGGCATCTCCATATGCCACGGGCGTAAATTCATCAAATGTCTCTATTATTTCCATCAACGCGTTTTTTGCGTCCGTATAGGATATATATATCTGTGTAGGAATTTCAGGTGTATTTGGAATTCCATACGTAATTATCTCGGAGGAAGAATCGTGTATAACAATCATATAGGCGGCCGTGGCGGACATTTCTATAGTATTAGATATGCCGCCGCTAAAATTAAACGCGCTTAAAGTATTTGCTCTTTTCTATAGGAGAATGCCACAGCCTTGGCAGGAATTATCATTTAAGAACAAGCACCCTCGTGATAATCATATAGAATTTTATGAACCAACCCATGTATATACAGTAAATGGTAGTTCGAAAGGTATCATTTCCTGTACAAAATTTCTACACGAGTTCTTTCCCCATTTTGATGCAAAGGCGGTCATTGCAAAGATGATGGCATCGCCGAAATGGCCCCAGAACAAATATTATGGAAAAACGGCCAAAGAGATTGAAAAGGAGTGGGACGCAAACAGAGATGCGGCAAGCGGGGCAGGAACTGCGATGCATCTAGCCATTGAACAATTCCTTCACGGCCATTCGGAGCTGATAGAACCGGGCGTATTGAACACGCCCGAATGGAACTATTTCATGAATTTCTGGAAGGATGCGAAAGAGGATCTCGTGCCATACAGAAGTGAGTGGGAAGTATGGAGTGAACAGCACAAACTTGCTGGATCCATAGATATGGTATTCTACCGCAAATCGGATAATTCATATGTCATCTATGACTGGAAGCGCTCGAAAGAGATTAAAATGGAGAATGATTTCGGAACGGGGTATGGCCCTGTGAGCCATTTACCCGATAGCAACTATTGGCACTACACCCTACAGTTGAATGTATATCGCTGGTTCTTAGAGACCTTCTACGGCCTGAAAATCAGTGATATGTATATTATGATCTTTCACCCAGACAATACGAATTACAAGCGTTTCAAATTGAATCGTCTTGAAACGGAAGTAGAGGACATGTTGGCTGCTCGCCTGAAAGCTGTGCGTGAGGGCAAAGGGAAAACAGTATCGTTTGTGGATGCTGTGGCGGCATCGGGGGGCAGCGCCGAATATGGATTCACCGATTAGGCATCACGCTTCATTATTCCTACGGTTTTCCCTTTTGCCAGAATATCCAGGAGTCCTTTTGGCATATCCTCTTTTTTCAGTAGTTCAGGTTCCGCGATAGAACGCATAAGGAGGGCCGGACCTTCTTCCGTAATAATAAACACGGGGATGCCCTGTGCGGAAGGGCGAACCGATCGTTTCGCAATATACAGCGGAGGGTCTCTCCGCATATCAATTTGTATAATAGATACGCCCTTTGCATGTAGAATTATTCGCATCATATCTTCCGTAAGAGCCGTGGTATCAGCTCCTATGGTTACTTGTGTAGGGGAGAGGCCGAGAGGAATTAAGAGAGTTTCAAAGGGAGCACGGAAAAGGCGTAGGGCGCCCGTTTTGGGATCTGCTTCGGCACCACCATTCAGAATAGTTTCCAGGGTTGGAGGAAGAACTGTCCGTTCCTCTTGTGCTTCTAAAGGCGCTGCAGGGGCTACATCGCGGGACATTTCTTCATAAAATTGCGGTTCTTCATCCTTTTGACTGGCCCATTCTAAGCGTAAAAGCTCATACCATTCCGCCGATTTCTCGGGGTAAATCCGCTGATTTCCATCGGTGATTGGTTTATCAAACGCGGCCAAACGACTCACGTCCTGATCCAACAATTGGCGCCTTCGCTCACCGTAACGGATTAACTCTTCTATAAGTCGTAGAAGAAGCACTCTCGGGGCAGAAACGGCCACATCTTGTTCTCCCAGGCTTGTCTCTTTTGGCACGTGTAGCATACATTTACCGGCATCCTCGCTTTGTCGCCATACACATCGCCCACCGCATGAATCTTTTGCCCGAATACGACAATCTGTGCGTAGGAGTGATGTTTCATGTTTTCGCTTTTTATCTTCATCCGTGTATTCGGTAGTAATCCATTCATCGATAATAGGCGATAGAAGAATCTCCATGCGTTTCCGTTTTTCAAAGAGAGGCAACTTTCGTGAAAAAATGACATCTTCTAGAATTCCCCGAAATTCACCGCCATCTTTTTTCGCCGCGAGCCAGTTGGAAAAAGTTAAACGCAAATGCTCAAAAATCTCCTGGAATTCAAGAAGCTCCATGCGCTCTTTTTTATCGGGAATTTCCGAATCTTTCTCTTCCAGGCATATATCATGATTCAATTTCCACTCCATTTCATCTACCGTTACAGTTGGCATCGCATCAATCGCGGATGCCAATTCTGGGGTGGGAGGCGCTGCAGGAACATAGATACCATTCCTCAATTGTATGGCCTCAATGATCCCCGTATGGCGCGCCTTTACAATACGAGTTGGCGCATACCCAGTATATAAAGATAGGCGGCCCTCAATGTGCGTTTTATAGAACTTGAGAATCTGATCCGCAGGGGCCCGTTTAAATTTGGGATCGTCCCAATCCATAATAAGATCTTCCAAGGGGAAGAGTTTACCGTCATCCACTATGGGCACTGGAATATATCCTGGGGTCTGCTGTTCTTTATCCCTGTAAAGAAATGCCACGAGATGATTGTATGCATCGCGCACAACTCCCTCCAGTTTTATACGCTTATCCTGGTGAAGAATACGATATGCGATACTTGCCGGCATCATGGCCATCGGATTCATACTCATTTGCGATGTAAATGCCGCGCGCCCTTTGGAACTACATTGCGCCATATATTCTTGGAGTCTCTTACGCACAATAGGGGGCCATCGTGCCACATTCACCATTTGGAACGTTAAAGTGAATATATCCACGCCTCGCTGTTCCACGGGGCGGTTGTCGACGTAAAAGATGGGCTCCCAAATACCAGACCAATGATGCAGTAGAAATCCCACGTGATTACCGGCCATGATTTCCGCATTATAACCGAATGGTGGGCAGCGCACGGAAAGCTTACCTGATTTTAGAATATCTAGGACAATGAATGTTATGCCAGGGCCTGGCCCTTTTCTGCGAATAAGATTCGACTGGGCGAGGGCGAGACCAAAGTGCCTGAATTCCTTTTTCGTTTCATCCGATTTTAACCAATTCTCAAATGCCGTGAAGCTCATATACGCGCGCATAACAGACAGTTCATTTTCTTCCTGAACATCCACCTCCAACTCACTTGCTGCCCACACATCCAATTCACCCCGAGAAGGACGAGGATCCGTTGGGTTGTAAAATTCCAGAGCCAGATTTCCATAATTTAAGGCCAAAAAAATACGGGGAGTTATTTTATCTAGAAGAAACTCTTTCATTTGTTGCGCGGAATTCAGGAGATAGAACGGGGCAATCGCCGCCAAAAAGCTATCATTCTGATAGCGCAGCCGATTCTCCACGGCAATTCGCAGAAAACCCGTCCCATCTTCCTTTATTTTTTGCGGATTAAATGTGCGACTTACAAGGCTGGTGGGATCTTGATCAAAATATGTATCAAATATCGTAGGAAGAAGTCCCACTTGGGCTTCTCCATATCCCTTTCCAACCAAAGTGCTCACTTCTAAGGGCATCTTTTCCGCACCAATAATGTATTTTTTCGTGACACTTGCCAACATTACATAATAATCTGAAATGGGCATGCCGCTTTCTTCTCGCGGCCCTTCGGTGGCGCGCCCCTCGGTTGCTTCCTCCTCATCTTCTTCCAAAAGTAATTGGGCACTGCGCCCAGCTGGTTTTGAAACACCCGCCCAATTCCTATACTTGTCGAATGCAGGCTCGGAGAATTTAATAGGAGACTCTTCAAGGAAACAACAGGGCAGATAGAAACCTTCAGGGTGCGGAGTAGTTTTCAAGAAACGCACGAATAAATGCCGACTGTCCGTCTTGGGCTTTGCCTCACGCTGTAGAATTGTTTCTCCAGGCTTAGGGGCGCGACGAGAACCAATCACTTTTCCCTTACAAAAGGGGCATTCGCCAGGTCGTTTTGGCGCCCCTTTTGGCCTACGCATAACAGTGGATTCAAGATCCTGTTCACGCACCATGATTTCATCCTTTGTGCAGAAATAGCGGCAACAAATGTAGTAATTCTGATTCTGGGGAGTTGTTCCGTATCGCAAGACACTATAATAATCTTTCTCAATCATTCCTGGTGGCTTTTCAGGGTCGCCAGGCTGTAAAGGGTATATCTGGAATTCTACTGGATCCTCCGCGTATTCTTCCTGCATGCGCTGAAATTGTTGTTCCGATAAGACAGCTGGTTGGCGACCAACCGTGGGCTGACATTTACTCACGTATCTCTTTAAAGAAGGATGCGTCTTATTGTAATCAAACAAGCGCCTGTCCGCCTCCTTCAACTTGTTCAAGAAAAAGTTTGCAATGCCCCCTGTTTCAGCCGTCTCCTCTTCTTCTTCTGCCACTGCTGTTTCTTTTACACCCTGTAATTCTTCTTTGGGCGCCATGGTTGTTGTGGCAATTTCACGCTTCAGTTCCTCTACAGGAGCGGCCTTGGGAACTACCACGCGAGCTGGAGTATCTCCTTCGGATGGATGTTCAGGATAGGGTGTTCCCTCTTGTGCGGCAATCACTTCTGCCTCCATTCCTTCCTCCTGTCCCATAAAAAAGTCAAGATAATCCTGCGCTTCGTCGGCGATGGCTATATCTTCCGCATTTGTTTCCTCATAAGGCACATTCGCCGCTGCTTCTGCTACCGGCGCTTCTATAACTACTTCTGGCTGTCCTTCCGCCCTCTGTAGCTCTTTTGCGGCCTTTTCACCCACCTTTAAATCCTCCGTATTCGCACTCACCATAATGGAGAGGGCAGTTATGACGCGCTGTAGGTTTTCCAACGAATCCACATTGTATAGATGAAATGTATAAAAAGGATGCTGTGCAAAGCAGGCCACATCAATACCCGAATTGTTCTGCATCATAAAGTCCTTTGAATCCGGATTCACTATCGCAACATCACTCTGGGCCTGTAGCTTTATGGCCACCTGTTTTCTCGCCTCTAGAGTATCTATTTGGAACTCATCGGCGACAAGTTCCACCAATCCTGTTACGAGTCCTTCCCCACGAAGCACCTTTCGGTTCATAACTTGAGTAATGAACGTCTGTATACGATCTTCTGTGGCAAAGTTGCTTACGAGTTTATAACGCAACATGAGAACTGGTTTCTCACCAGGAAGTGGCGCAATCTCCTGAAAAAACGATGTGAATACAGGCAAACGTTCGCGCAGTAGGCGTCCGTTAATAGCAGGCTGCTCCTTTTTCAAACGAAATCCCACGACAATACTTGCCTTTCCTATATCTGGAACACCGTCAATATAGGGTAGCTGTTTCAGGCCTTCCACCAAATTATCTCCAAACGCTGCTAAATCCGTGCGCGGTTCCAGCTTTTTGAGACCTTTGGGGGGTTCTACAATACAGTCGGCGGACCCGTCATTAAACAATCGCAGAGTCGCATAAATGGGCGGCATATTGAGGAGCCCCTTTCGCACAAGAATTTTCGCAAACGCGTAATCTTGCTCAGGGGTCGGATTCCGTTCTTGCGACCACGACAGAAGCATCTTTGGATCCTGGATATCTGGTGTATTGTCGTCCAATAGATAAATCTTACTAATACCAGACCCCTCTACAGGCATTAAACGCAAAAAGGGTCGTCGTTCATTGGCTGAAGCTTCATAAAATAGAGCCTCAATTCCAGGAATCCCTTTCACCTTTGCCCACGTAAGACGAAGAAGTTTGATTCCCGCAAGTGTCATAGGAATCAGCGGGACAGAATCGTCAAGCAATGTTTCTAGACGCATAAGAAACTGCTGCCTTCTGGAAAAGGCCACCGCCATACGATTTGCCGCCGCCTTTTGATCCGCAGTGGGCGTATCATTTGCCGCGGAAAGATAGGGGAAAAAGGGATAAAGACGACCATTCCAATCTTTTTCACTGGGTGGGCTGGCTCCTGGAATGGCTGCGAGAACATGCTTATAAAGATATACGTGTAATTCGGGAATTTCTTTGAGTTTTTCTCTGGCGTTCGTGATGTTCTTTTTAAAGAATGCGTCTTCTATTGTTATACGCTCACGATTTACGATACTCACAAGCTTTCGCTGACCGGTGGATTCTACAAAGCGACTATCTATGGGCTTGGAGCCTGTGGCGAGATCCCATGGAATGTATTGCATAAATGCGGCAGTCGACTGCGAACTTGGCATGTTCCATGTATAATCTATACTCATGGTGTTCGAGCGGAATGTCTTACCCTTTTCTGAACCATGAACGCAAAGATACATAAATTCGGGCAAGGCGATTTCGTTTTTCTGGAGTTCTATGAAGGTCGCAATCTTTATATCCTGGAGAGTCATGAATGGGAACATATTCTTGAGGCTAATCTCCCTCGGAGCTTCCCCAGGCTCTTTATGTATCATAACAGTCAACTCGCCGGAAGGCATAGAGTCTCTGAAACTTCCAAGTGTAGATGGATAAAATATTTTTTGAGTGAATTCTGGTATACCTTTTAGACCTTCTGTGGCCATCTCTAAAGTCGCGTGCCAAAGTTTATTCAGTAAATTACGAAATAAACTTGGGTTCCAGATATTTTTAGCCCTTTGAAAAATCGGTTCCATCTTTACTCGCGTCATATACAGGTTGATCTGTAATCCTCATTCCACAATAAGATACGGGGTGCGCACGAAAGTCGCGGTGTTTGTAAATCCCCTCCTTTTCTGCTTCTTGTAGGAGCCAGGCGAAATTATTCCAGAAATCGGGTCCATGGCCAATTGTTTTTGTGATCATATGGCCCATTTCATGAATGGCTACAAAGGTTACAATATCTTCATGAACGAGCTTCTCATTTTCTCCGTCTCGTTCTCGTAGGCAGAAATGGACTTCCTCGCCCTTGTTTACACTATAACTTGTATGTTCTGCCTCGGGAGTAGCTTCATACAGTCTCCCAGAATTTGCTTCAAAATTTCTGGAGAGTTGTTTGACCTGTGGCTTGTCGGGAAAACTAGCTTCCAAATGTATCTTTAACTTGTTCATTTTGATGCGAACTCGGGCCATAATGTCTGCGGCTTCTTGCTTATCAGGGAGATCGCGGACAGAATAGCTCTGCCCATCCACACCACTTTTCACCTTCACAATGGGATAATCAGAGGATCGGAGTCCTATATAACTTAATGCATACGAGAGAGTTCCTGTTAAATCCCCCATCTAATCAAGAGTGGGGCATTTTACTTAGATCGGTTCACTTTCATATCTTGATTCTTATCAATAAAATCAGCTAACCATTTTATTTCATCGGCGTCAAGATCGTATTTAGAATTTGTTTTGCCATTTACATTTTTTTTCGTTTTTGTCCGTGCCAAAGCTTTTCGTGCTTTCTTCTTATTATTCTCTTCCTCTTCCTCTTCCTCATCCTCATTTTCCTCTTCCTCTTCCTCTTCCTCATTTTCCTCTTCCTCTTCCTCTTCCTCTTCCTCTTCCTCTTCCTTTTTCTCTTTTTCCCTTTTCCCTTTTTCTCTTTTCTCTTTTTCCCTTTTCTTAGTAATGTTTTTATGATTTTTTTTATTATTATTTTCCTCATTATACAGTTTTTTATACCTTGACGCGACTCCGCCCATTTCTATGTATTCCTAACAAATTACCATCACATACAATGTCATGATAATTATGGTATTGTAATAATTATGCTCATTTAAGAAATCTCCAAAGACCTGCGGTTCACGTCGGGCTCAATGGTAGGAACATTGAATACAGTCACGGGCACCTGGGGGTTAGGGGGCTCAGACCGGAGTTGGTAGTTGGCATTCCTCAAGCTCTGGCCCACGGTATTGACACCAATGAGCGCACCCGCCGACAAAAAGTTCTTCCCCTTCAAGGATCCAGTCCCCATAGGATTCTGCTGTGCCCAGACAGAGTTTGCGTCCTTAGGCAACAGCTCGGAAGGAGTCAGTTGGTCACGAGGATAGCATCCAGCAGGCTGCTCGGCATTCCCGAAATTGGCGGGACCCGAAGAGGGTGTCGGGGCAACCTCGGGCGCATTCTTTACGACACTCTCACGTGTAGGGCCGGCCATAGCATTCCCACCGGCCTGTGCCGAATAGTTCGATGCCGCAGAAAGAGTCGCTTGGAATCCCTCACGACGAGCAAATAAATCAGGTTTCGCATATGCGAGGACCAAAACAACACCCGCTAATACGGCCAATGCGCCAACCGCTTTCATACTTCCAGAGGTACCTGCCATAATTGCTTCTGTATATTGGTTTCATCTTTCTTCTTCGGAAGTTAGTTCAGATTCGGAATCTGGTATGTCAAAATTTCCATACCGCTTGTAATACCGTTCCGCCATTTCTTCGGCATGAAGCCTAGCCAAAGAAGCCTTCAGCCGGGCCTGCCGAACTCTCTTGCGACCTAACTCGCGCAAAGCCCGTTCTTCTTCGGACAATTTTCCAAAAGGGATAATTTCCTGGGTAACCTCTGCAATCGGGAGTTCCGGAAGTTCAGTTTCTACAGTTTCAGGCGGGAGCTCTTCCCCTGTCACGCCCAGCTGATCAAGAAAACCGGGATCCACTTTGGATGTAACAACCTCCTCCAATTCAGACAAACTAAAGTAAAGTTCATACCGAGTTGTAAAAAACACAAGTCGTGCCGGAATCCATGTTGCTCGGAATGTTTCCCCAACCCTCCCCGCCAAATCCACCTCGTCCGTAATCCATTCATATACCAATCGTTTGAAGAATACCGCCTCATCTAGCGATTTTGAAAAATACTTGGATGCCTGCTCCAGGAAATCATGTATAAATATTTCTTTCAGGTCTTCTTCCGTTATACTGAGCTTCGTTGGATCCGTTGTGATCTCTTCAATCTTCGGGGCATTTTTGAATGTGAATGTATAACACTTCTTTGCTACATCGAACTGGGGAGGAAGGACTTGGAAGCTCATATGCGGATACCTTTGTTATATGTTTAAGAATCATATGATAGGAAATGACGAAGCCCGGGACTTCTTTTATAAACAAAATTATAGATTATCTGGGAAATGAGCAAACACGTGACAGAATTCAATCAGATATTCTTGATCCACTGTTGAATCATATCATGAAACGAATATTCCCGTATATTATCTTAATTTGTGTATTTTTCATATTGCTGCTAGTCGTAGTCTTACTCACACTCGGAATCATCGTATTCCAAATGCGAAGAACTGTAGTACCCAGAGTAGAATGAATACACCCCCCGATTCAGTAGAGCAAATTGGAAACCTTATTCGCTATTGGGTTCATTATGATAGCACAATAGGGGCGCTCAATAAACAAATCGGTGCCGCAAGGGTGAAACGGAATGAGTATGAATCCCAGATTCTTCAAAAACTCAAGGAGACCCATGCCACAAATCCAGTCATACAAATTGGAGGGGGGCGCCTTATTATATCCGAAGACAAGCAGTCAGCTCCTCTTACATTCACAAATCTGGAAACGCTTCTTCAACAATATTATGCTAAGAAACCAGGTGCCCGTAATGAAACTGCCGATATTATCAAATTTATTAAAGAAAACCGGGTGGTGACAACAACTCCCTGCCTAAAGCGCCAAGGAGCGCCTCGTTCGCGCCGGGCAGATGAGAAAGTCTAAAGAAATATCACGACATTTATGTAAGTAAGAGGGTGTGTATATGGATCAAAGAACATGGGACGACTGGCTGGAGGAGGAGGTTGTTTGGAACTGTCGAGAAGAGATTCCGAGGCGAGTAGCTCTCCGCCGTTTCGTATATGAGGGGCTCATCCCCTTTATTAAGTCATATGGCTACGCATTTGAAGGTGATCTGAATATAGTCGGATCCAATATCGCAACGGGTCTCTATGAAAATGCAAATCGCACATATGGAGAATGGAATTATGGATTACGTGAAGAGTTATTGGATGAAACAGAGTATAAAAACTATTATCGATACACTATTGATTATGAGGCGTGGAAAGCCTTCTGGGATACATGGGGCGTATGGTGCGATCTGGATGACGAACAACATGAGCGAAGATGTGAATTAGAATCGTATATATGGACACAACTATCTATAGAACGCTCAAAGCCCACGAAAATTGTAAATGAGCTGTTGGGTGTGGAAGAAACAGAGGAGAATGTAACTGAACATGAATGTCAAGATACATACTTTAAAGAGATGGTGGAATGAGAACATTATTTACTCGACCATTTGTCATCATTAAAGGGTTTCACAAAAAGGGAATCCGTTTGCGTTTTAAATTGATTTGTTCTTTTATCTATATCCAGTGTCTCGGGTGTTTTCGGAATGTTTCCTTGATCCATTAGAAGCTGTTCATCATGGGCAGTTTGCGCTGGCTTTTTGCCAAAGCAATTTACTCCATACAGCATATCTGGATTATCAAAATAGCCGCCATTGATGCCAACTGTGCCGCAAGCCCTGCGTTGATCCTCCGTTCCTGCCTGTAGCTTCTCGTATGTTTCTTCTTGCGTGGGATAGACGGCCATCTGTCCTTTTACCCAGCCATAATTACACCAGTCGGCGCCCTTACTCCAGGCGTTTTTCACTTGTTCATAGGTGGCCAGTTCGGCTCCGAGTGCCTTACATAGGGGTTCTGCGTCGTAATAAGTAAACTTGTTCTGTGCTACATTGAATACTTCATTCGATCCGGTGGATGGAAGAATTCTTTCTACGATGCTGTGCTGCTTTATTGCGGCATCCTCTGCCGGTGTAATAGTTTGTGGAGCTACTGGGGGGGTTGTCAGATCCACTGGCTTAGGAAGATATGCGGGAGGTGGAGGAGGTGGAGGGGGCTGTGTATGAAGACCCATAGACTTTTGGAATGCAGTCGTCACATATTCATACCCTTGTTTGATTTGCTCATTGAAAAAGGAAAATACCACAAGGAATACAATAACAAGTGTGAAAAAAATACCGAGGGGGTAAATCCAGGGGCTTTCAAGAGATTTTGTGGATAAATTACCGAATGTCGGAGGAGCGCCTTGAACACCCACTACGCTGTTATTCGCTGGAATCTTTGTATTATTTTTGTTCGAAAATAAGTTATTTAATGGGGCATTTTCAGCAGGGTTTGTGTTGTTCCCCCAGTTTGTATTCGCATTCGCATTGTTCCCTCTATTATTCGTAGCTGGCGGGGTTGGAGACGAATTTCCAAAGGGTATTAAACTATTGAAGGAAAATGAGTTATTCTTTTTGTTCGAATTCGTAGGGGCTGTACTTGTAACACCTGCAGCCGCATTTACAACCGTGCTTATAGCACCAGATGCTGCTTGAGCAACAGCATTTACAGCTCCAACTATAGGACTAGGTGCTGGAGGTGGTGGAGGTGGTGCTGGAGGTGGTGCTGGGGCTGCGTTCATCTCTAACTAAGAGGAAAGAAGATCAGATATTTGTAACTTTATATGTTCCAAGAATGCGGCTACACTTACATCCCAGTGAACACCATCCGGGGCGAGATTTGGATACGCTATGCCAAATCCCCACGCCGCAGGAAGTTCATTCAGTTTTCCATTCTTACCATCATATGACTGCGACGATTTAACAACCGTATCAACACTTAGCTGAATTGTGGAACGGGGGCGGAATCCCATCGCGTATACAACCCAATCCGCCGAATGTGACGTTCGAATTACTTTGGAGGTATCATTTACGGGGACAAGTTCAACAGGAATCTTTCCTACCACGATATCGTCGGCAATCTCTGCAGCTTCTTTTTTGATACCGTCATATACACCATCACGATCCCAATAAAATGGTTCGGGGCTATTATAATAGGCTGTCACATCGACACCAGCTTGAACAAGATTACGTATCACAAGTGTGCCACTATGCATTGTTCCGAAGACAAGGGCTTTTTCACCCTTTTTTACAAGGGATGAAAGGCGCGACGCATCAATCGCAATCTCTAAAGGTATAGACGGTATAGAAATGTCCATATGATTCGGTTCGCTTCCTGGGGCTAACACCAATTTCTTACATACAATCTTTTCCTCCTTTCCAGACATTTCAGTCACCACCGTCCAACTTTGTGTAGCAGTGTCATAGTCGGCGCGTGTGGCAATCCCCTGAATTCTTTTCACGTGTAGAGATTTAGTAAGATTTCGCAGTAGATGTGCGATTTCGACAAGGGCCGTTGTGTTAGCAGGTTCTATCGGTGAATCTATTTTTAGAGAGGGACATGTCGTTGTGAGAGCATGTATAGTTTTGGACCAAGGGGTATTCGACTGAACAGCTGTCCATTTACGTGCCAAATCTCCACCATCAAAATACGGATCCACAATACACACTTTTGCCATATCTGCGCCGGATTCTTGGAGTAAGAGTAACATGCTAAGGCCTGTTGCTCCTGCACCTATAATACAAACGTCCTTCATCTATTCTGTGGATAGTCTAAAGGAATTTATGCCGAATCCTCGGGCTGTGTGCGATTTCCACCTCGGGATGCGATATATTGACGTTGCTGGGGAGTGGTGCATACGCATCCACCGCCGCAGCTGAAACTAGCACCACAGCACTCGGGCTTACACTGATTATTCTTAAACATGAACAAGTCATCCGCGGTAGGCTTGAATTCAGCCCCGTTCAATGGTTCATTGGGTGCCGTATAGCGCCATCCTGAAACACTATTGCCGGTAGATAGTTTTATCCCATCAAAGGCCCCTACAGGTGAATACGTCTCTTTGGCTCCGCCCGCATTCTCCAAATAATACGAGCTGAATCCCTCTACTGCATTGTTTGCAGGGGCATTATCAGACATGTTCACAGGGGCATTCCCAGACATATTTGCAGGGGCATTCCCAGACATGTTCACAGGCGCATTCTCAGACATGTTCACAGGAGCATTCGCAGCCGTGTTGTTCTGAAATCCCTCCATCAGTGAAAACCCATAGGGGGTGTAATACATCATTAAAATATTCGCAACAAATATTAAAAGCAAGCCGGTAATTAAGATAGCACTCTTCATTTCTGATTCTTCTCAAGGTATATTTTTTATACGGGAGCTTTCAGGGGTCCGAATTTATCACTTACCCACTCTCTATCTTCCGCGAATACCTTGTGCGCCTTCGGGGCCGTTCGCAACGTAAGTTTAGCAATAGCATCCAATTTGTGGAAGACACTCAGGGCACTATATTCATCAACCGCCTTTCGCAAAGCCTCGTGCCTCTGCGAATTAGAGGATCGGAAAGAATATCCGTAGCTAGATAATTCGCCCTTCCGTAATGGCCCAATCCCCTTTCCTGATCTAGGCCCCTTTCCTGGAAGACCCCTATCCTTAATACATCTCGCTTCAACATACATATTCTTTTGATCTGGGTGAATACGATACTCCTTCCCAGAAGTTTTCTTCACGGTGAATCCCCTTTTACGAACAGCCGTAGTATAACGCCGCGTATATGCCTTTCGCAGAATTTGTCCGGGGGGACAGTATTTCCGCGAAATACTCTTGAAGCTTGGTACCTTTTCAAGTATGTTTCGTGTCTTTCTACGTGCTGTATTGGCACCCATATTACTATATTATTGTTACATTATATTAAGCATTCTGCTCATCATTTCCAACTATGACCGGAATGGGTTTTACCCCCTTTTTATTCAATATATCAATGTGTTGCGAACTTACAGTATAAGGATATGTTCGTAAATCTAATGTGGCGTAATAGGATAATGAATCTTTTAAAGAAGGATTTGCTCGTAAGGCGGGAAACACGCCCTTTTTTTCGAATACAGAACACACCGCCCGTTTTTTATCATCATAGTTGGGCGGTACAACACCATTATTCTTAATGACACCCATAACTATATTGTATAATTCTTCAATATGATTCTTTACATTCATCATTCCAAGTTCCACATCCTGTTTTGAATTGTTTGTATTGTTTGAATTGTTTGTATTGTTTGAATTGTTTGTATTGTTTGTATTGTTTGTATTGTTTGTATCATTTGTATTGTTTGTATCATTTGTATAACCTCCGCCTAAATGCTCATTCAGATATGGCTTCTTAAACTGATTAAATATAGAGCGCATTGTCTGAATAGTAGGATCATGGGGCTCCATTCTAACGGCATACAACGTAAAAAACGGGCAAAATAAATGCGACTAGATAAAAATGCCAGCATCCGGCAATCGTGGTCCTCCTCGCGATACTGGCCCTTCTATTGAAGATTCGATCCGAGATGCAGAAACTCGCTCCCTTGACTTTCCAGCCACGGAGCGAGCTAATTATGTGCGTGCTATGATACATCGTGTCCGGGAGTTTCAAGCTGCTGGCAAAACAACCGACGATATTAAGGAACGACTTCCTGAGTTTGTTCGGGACTATCCCCATCTTTTTGAGACTGTGACTGGCCCTGATTTTGATCCAAGCACTCTGCAGACAATGTTGTCAATGCTGGATCGCATGGGAAACGGGACTCTAAATCATCACCAAGCGACGGTAATTGTGGGTAAGCGCTTGGCACAGAAGTATATACGACCCGATGAACAGCCATAGGTTTTGTTATAATAAAGGGTATATGAAAACGCTGACACCAAGCTAAACTCGTTTTAAAGTCATTCATAAGTTGGGTATCATACCATATTTCTGGATGAACTGCATACTGTTCTGCTATAGAAATCGCCCTACACTGTTGTTCCGTGTTCATAAGAACATGCGAATGAACGTATGCCGATTCTGTGTCTCCCATAACTTCGAAACTGTCGGCAGGATATTTACCTTGTTCTATATTCGACAGAATGCTATTCAAAGATGCAAGCACTTCAGGCGGGGCGCTGATAAACCCACGCCCTAAGAAATATCTTTCCGAATTACACGGACGAGATATGGCCGGTTTATACAATGTCCATTCCTTAAAACAACGCCCTAACAACCCAATTAACACAATAGTGGATTCTGAAAAAATATCAAAGAGCTTCAACACGAAGGATCCATCCGAATGTAAGCAGCGAATCCCTGTCAATGCCGAATTTACTAGCAGTTTATACACCGACTTTTCCTGAAAATGATAATTAATGCTAAAATCAAATCCTCCGTCCGCGGTAAACAACGTTGCTCCAGGTGATACTGCCGCCACAAACGAATCCCTATTCGCTTCTACATATACATCCCCCGTCCCATCCGCCCCATAATGAAGACGCACTTCGCGGTGATTTTGAAGAAACGAAGAAGCTCTGCGCCATCCAGGGACGCGCTGATTTGTCGATCGCAAGGTCATTGCCGTCGCAACTTGAACCGTCTTTTTATTGCGCTGCGCTATATCAATAAGCGCCTGGATAAAGCCACCAGGGCCCTCCGCAATATGCGCGGAACGTATCTTCGACATTTGCTTCGGTAAATTCCCAAATAACTGGAGAACATCCAATATTTCAATAAGTTTAAAATACGAACGACTCAGTGGTTTAATTACAGCAATAGATGGATGAAAATAGTTATCTTCATGCGTATAGACCATTTCATAGGGATTTACCATTTTTTTTACAAGTTCCCATCGATGTATTTTCTCCAAGGCGGAAATTCTGTCTTTGGCCGTTCGCAGTATGCTCGGATGCTTATCGCACCATTCACCAAAGCTGAGTTGTTTCAAGGGTGAAAAAATACGCGGTTGCCATTGCACAGAAGCCCAAGGCGGTTTTGTCGCAGGGCCAGTTTCCATACTTTAGTATAGTATGTGGGCCTTAACCCTTACTCCTCTTCGCCACCCATAATCGTAATTTCTACATCGGCTTCGTCCATCAGAACCGCCCTCTGAGGCATGGCCACATTCATACGCAGGCGTGCTGTAGAACACATATCATCCTGATCCTCATGTAACTCTGCGTTAATTTGCTCCTGCGTAGGACCCTCATCCTCATCTTCAAAGCCCTCCACCGGCGTCATACCCTCCTGGAGCCTCATGAATGCCGACTCATCAAAGAGCACATCAAAGAAGCCCGTTCCACCACGAATGGGCTGCCCCATCATAATATTCGCCGAGATACCTGTCACAGGATCCATCTCGCCAAATAGGGCAGCTCGCAACAGAATCTTTTCCGTCTCCTCAAACGACGCCTTCGCAAGAGGACCTATATCCATCTTATTAATACCATAGCGATCTGCCGACATTAGACGCCCTGCGCGCGTCATTACATCGCACAGGAGTCCCAGGTGTCGACAATTCACACCTGACTCCTCAAACAATGTCGTGATCTCATGAATAAGCGTGGCACGTGTGGCTTCAATACCCAAATTCGGGTATATGTCATGTACGTGGCTGCTCGTGAGTTTCGTGCCATCTACATACGGGTGGTTCATTACTGTGAGAAAGTTCGTGCCATCCGTATCGAGCACATACTGCGTGACTTGCTTATACACACCCTCCTCCTTGTTAAATTCCACCACATCCTTGTCTTGGCGGAAATTCACTGCCTTGATCCCAGGCACGCCACGAATCACAATCCCTGTTAGCAGCCTATTCTGTAGCTTCTTGAGTGCCAGTAAATCGTCCATGCCCGAATTCATTTCGGGAGGAATACGCACACGCATAATCAGCCGCTGCGAGTTATAATCGCTATAGACAAGATTAATCGCCGTCCCGAATTTCTGTCGCAGCACAAACGCAATATCGTCCATGCTGATATTCTTCATAAACATGCGCTCCCTATCAAGCTCCAGGCGAAGCATCAGCCGACTCCACATCTGCTTTTCCTCCTCTTCTACCCCTTCTTCGCCAAACTTGGGGGCCGGCGCGGCATCAGGATCCATTTCCGCCTCAAAGGCCTTGTAGAATTTGATCAAATCGCGGTCCTCCTCAAGCACCGACGAAGAATCATCTGGGTCGTAGTAAATGGCGGCCTTCACCGTAATATCCTTCAACAGCGTGAGTTCCAAGTCCTGCGCGACCTTTCTCGCCTTTTCCTTGGAATCGCGAATTTCGGGCTTCAATGTCACCGTTAGAGAAATCGCCTTCGGGTTCTGTGTAACCTTGAGCAACTCCTTCAAACGCGGCACACCTCGCGTGACATTCGACTTGGCAGCCACACCAGCTAAATGGAATGTATCTTTGCAGGCAATACAATCCATTGTCATAAAGTTGCGCGTGGTGGCAACCGTCAGGTCATAGACGCGTTCCTTCATAGGGCGAATTTCCTGAATAGACGTGATTTCGTCCCACACCATGTCACACGTTACTTTGCGGCGACATGTGCGCTCCTTACCTTCTTTAAAGTGCTCTTCTAATATCGCCTGTTTGCTATCCACGGATAGACGAAATGTATTAGCAAACACGCTACTGTATTTTGCGAGAACAGTTAATGTATAGTTTATGCGCACAGAATCAAAGACCCCCTTCTCAGGTGTTCTCTCTGACAGTGTGCTGAAGATTCCGAAACGAGCCAACAGTGTGCCGAAACGTGTAAGGAGATCCTTTGAAACGGACGTCGCCTTCACACAGCCCGTTTTCTTTTCTATTGTTCCATCCCCACTTATATAGCCGTCTATGAGACCCTGAACAAACTCATCCGATGCTTGAAATACCCAGTCAGGCATTGTCTTCTCGTAACTCACACGACCAAAGAGTTTCTGCATGAGAGTGGCGAGTAGCGTTGAATGAATAACCAAACTAGTGGTTTGTCCGTGGATTCCCGACTTTTCAGCTTCACGTTGTCCAGATACCATATGGGTCCCCACATTCCACTCGGTCATAAGGGCAGTCACCTTTTTCAAATAGCCCGTATCATTATTTGTGATATTCACTTGTGTTGTATTGCTCATACCCTCCGCCAGATAGGCACCTACGAAGAATCCAAAGGACTCTGTGAGTAGAATCTCCGCAGGAATCTGCGAAACATCCGGGCGAGTTCTCGATGGATATACAAACCCTCGCTGTATAGCTGCTGCGTTTGTATTCTTCCCGTCCACAAAGGCCTCACGGAATGCATCGCTGCGACTGTAGGGCACAGTGAAGAGAGTCCCATTATTCTTCTGGAACCAATTACGGTCCGAACCCCGTAATTCAGTAAGAGCCGCATGGACATCCGTGCCATAGAGCCAGTCCGTTGGAGGCAGATGTTCTCTGAGATTCAGGCTCTTCACCGTTTGTAAATCACCTAGGACCAAAGAGTTTGCAATAGGAATTACATCACCTACGCGCAACTCAGATCCATTTATATCCTGCACTTTGTCACCCACCTTTGTAAGGAATGACTTACCCTTGGTGGCTTTTAAAGAGCGCCCAGATGCGAGTGTCACTTCCAGAATAGTATCCGTGCCGTCCTCATTTACAACAGGGTGCCGAGTAATGGCTTCCAACTTTGTCCACATCATTTTACCAGACTCATCGCATGAAATCGCCTGCCAATCATTTCCATCCTTCAACTCCATGTAGAGCTGGTTATTTGGAAACTCCTGAATCTCATCCGGCGACATGGCCATCTTTTCATCTATGAATTCCCCAATCCGAGGACAGACGATTAGACCATTCTTTGCAATCATTATTGGGGTATCCCAATCTACACTATTGAGCGTCATCTGAGTCGATGGCTCACCAATACTCTGTGCCGCGATGATACCGACCTGCTCCCCAGGTTGCGCCCAGCCCTGCCAGTTCTTCACCACAATCATCTCACACACTGTATCAAATGCCTTGCGTGTCAGGCGCTCCTTCAGAACCATCTTGTGGGGTGCCAGATAGAAACGAAGAAGAGCCGCCCAGAGTTTATGATACGACTGCGTCCTCTCAATCAGCTTGTCAATACCCTGTAGGACATAGAGGGGCGTCAAATCCGTCGCTGCCTTCTTTTCCAGGCGGAAACTTGTCGTCACATTCGTCAGCACACGGTCAATGTTCACAGACGCAAACAGCGCTACGTCCTGCTTGGACCGCTGAACTCCCTCCACGAGCATCTTGCGATCCACCAGCACTTGCTCCGCAAACGACTTCAGGGCCTCTGTATCCTCGCCACGCAGAGTGCCTTCGGCCAATACGCCCGCCATATCTGCATTCTCCATCCCGTAATCCCGCCGAACTTCCATGTCACTCAGCTTTCCAAGACCCAGGCTCGCTGACTCTATCTTGGTAGCATTGATTCCGTCCTCGCCGTATTTGAATTGAACCATATTCATGCGGCTGTCTCGGACAGAACCATCGTATTGGACAGTTAAATCCTCCATGGCCTTGACGAGCTGTCGCTGTATATAGCCTGTGTCGGCGGTATCATAGACTTGAAGGCCATTCGCCAAACCAAATGTGAATGTTCCAGGCACTGTCAAATCATATAACTTAGGATACTTTTCTAGACCAACAGGTGTAATCTCCACAATTTCATCAAGAACTACATCCTTCTGGAATGGGAAGTTACGATGCTCAGAAGAGGCCTTTAGAGCCAGTAGTTTTGTATTCTTCGCATCATCCATGAGACGTATCCTATCTGCGAATCGTTTCGCCCATTGAGCCCTGATAGATAGGCGGTAGCTTGGTTGAATAACCTCCGTGCCAAGATTATTGCTTGTAAGTTGGGACTCAAACACCTTTGCAAAGATACCAAGACGACTCAATAGCATATTGATGCCCTCAATCAAATCCTTGGAAGCAGAACCGACTTCCACCGAGTTGTCCGATACAGAACCATCTCCAGAGAAGTAGCCATCAAGAAGTGCCACTATGAAATGTTCAGGCGCTGCAAAGGACTCCGCAGGAACACGCTTATTGGATGCTCCATGCCCAACCAAGAGGTCTAGGAACTTGGCTAAGACAGTGGAATAGCCACGCACGGTAGTAGTCACACCCCCTATTGCGTTGAGCCTTACATCTTCGGTAGTCTTTACACGCTGACTCTCAAACCAGTCATGAACGAACTGACAGATTGCCGAATTGTTGTTCGTAATAGCTATATATCCACTCGTCACATCCACATTACCCTCCGCAAGGAACAGGCCCAGGAAACGGCCATTCTCTTCACTCATGGTGAACTCATCGGGAATGCGCGCGTGGTCACGGTTGGTAGTAAAGGGATAGACATATCCACGAAGTATATTATCCGTCTTAGAACGTGTGAGTGTTCGCACAAAGCGCCCTTTATTCTCGTAAGGAAGCGTGAAGGCCTTGCCATTGTTTTCATTCCACCAGCCGGCAGGAATGTGCTCGCGATCCAGCATTGCCTCCGCCACGGCCTCCTGAGCTACCAGGAAATCAGTTCCATAGAGATAGTCATCCTTTGATAGATACTTGGCAAGAGAAATGGACTGACAAACGACTGGAGGTGCTACTAGCTGCATGGTGACTGGCATACAATGCCCAGGACGCACCTCAAGTGTATCCATCTTCTCAAATGTCTTTGTTTCGGCGCGCCAAATCAAGAGGGACTTGGATTCAGGGACAATCACGGAACGACCACCCAACGTCTTCACTTCATAGAGCTGTTTCCCAGGGTCATGGCGAGTGACTGCCGCTACAGAACCCCATGATACAGATCCCTCTGCTGTCACTGTAGGAATGAACGTATTCGATGATAGGTGTAGCATTTCAAGTTCGTTATCCTCAGGGAAATGCTCAATATCGCCCACCTTTGCAGCCCTCATATGCGCATCAATCCAGTCCCCAATTGCTACACACTTTGTCAGACCCCCTTCCATCACCACAATCTTCGTATCACCTGTCACAGACTTTACAGCTGTATCAATCAGACCCTCACGACCTGATATGGCGTGAAAGAAGAACTCCTGGGGTGTCAGTCCCTGAATAAAGCTGCTCTCTACAAAGCCTCTCGCCTCGGCACCATCATCATACTTTTTAAAGTGCGGCAGTGTCCTGTCCGAGAAGCCATAGGGAATACGCTTCCCTTCAGGCGCCTGCTGCCCCACACAGGCCATCATTTGTGCAATGTTAATGTTGCTACCTTTGGACCCTGCACGCACCATCGCCACGAGACGATTCTCATCCGAAAGAGCTCCCAGGCCGATTTTACCCGACTCCTCCGTGGCCTTATTCAGCTCCGTATATACCTTATCTTCAAATTCCTGCTGGTTCGTCTTTCCCGTGCTATTGTCAAAGAGATCCAAGTGAATCTGGAGAAGAATATTCTCAATCGCCGCCTTACGCTTCTTCACCACTTCCTCCATTTGCTTGCGCGTGTCCTCATCAGCTATAAGATCCGAGATACCCACCGAGAATCCATTGTAGACAAGAAACTGCTCCACCGTATTTTGCATAGAGTCAATGAAATTCACCGTATCTGTAGATCCATAATCGCGATACGTGACATGGACAATACCCTTGGATGGCTTGGAGAAGATGTCCTTGTCAAAGATTCCCTGCTCTACAACCCCTTCGCGGATTTTCACAAAATTCTCCTGCGCCTTGTTATCCTTATAGAGGCCATTCCCCATCTCCAAGTTAATAGGAGGCATCAGCTGCGTGAGAACCTGTTGTCCCGTCCAACGAGGTGGCTTTCCCTCGGGCGTTCTTCCCGCCTTTGGCACAACTCCCTCAAACCGCTTATTCCACATCATCATGTTCATAAACTCACTCCTATTAAAATCCACATGGGGGCGAGTGAGCCTATAAGACCCCACCAAGGAATCCTGCACAACACCAATAAGTGGCTTCGCGTGACGAGGAGTTACAATCTGATGAGGAACTGCCGCAATCTCCGCCAGCTCCGTAGAAGCCTCATACGACTGGGGAATGTGCGCATTCATTTCATCACCGTCAAAATCCGCATTGTAGGGCGCTGTTACGGATACATTCAGGCGGAAGGTATTGTAGGGCAATACCTTGACTCTGTGACCCATCATAGACATCCTGTGGAGCGTAGGTTGCCTATTGAAGAGGATGATATCGCCATCATCCAAGTGCCTATTCACCACGTCTCCCAGCTTCAGCACAATCTCCCGCGTATTCACGTGCTTCAATGAAATCATGCGGCCATCGGGGCGCACAATGGTCTTTGCGCCTGGATGCTTGTCGGCACCATTCTGGATAAGTTTATACATTTGCTCCCGATTATAGGGCGTCACCTTCTCAGGCACCGTCAGATTAAGAGCAATCTTTAGAGGAACGCCAATCTCTGCTATAGACAAATTGGGATCGGGTGTAATCACAGAGCGCGCCGAAAACTCTACACGCTTCCCCTGGATATTGTAGCGAATACGACCCTCTTTTGAACCCAGACGCTGCTGCACAGACTTCAAGGGGCGCCCTGAACGTTGAGCAGAAGGAGCCACACCAGGAATCTGGTTGTCCACGAGGGTCGCAATATGATACTGTAGAACAGTGTGTTCATCCTCAATCAAGTTCTTGGAGGCATTGTTGTTGATCTTGTCCTGAAGACGCTGGTTGGTAGAGATGATTTCAAAGAGCTTGTGCGTCAAGTCATCCTCCGAACGCTGATTGTTGTCTTGAATCACGGAGGGGCGCACCTGGGGAGGAGGAATCGGAAGAACAGAGCAAATCATCCAATCTGGGCGACACCAATACCGATTGAGGCCCATGAAATCCACGTCCTCATCGGTAATGCGACGGAACAGACGGAGAATGTATTCCACTTCCAAGACTTGCGTGACCTTTTCCGGCTTTTCCTGGCCGGGGTTGGTCAAACTATTTACCCATTCGGCCGTGATTCGTGCAATTCCATCCCGTGTGTAGCGATCCGGCTGGACTGCCCCACAACCATCCTCCGTATCCTGCCCACACCGAGAAATGTTGGCGCAAAGGTTCAGGACGGCGCGCCATCTCGCCTCTCCTCGCCTATTTGCGACTGCCTTGTGAAGCTCTTTATCCACCAGGAGCTTGGAACAGCGGACACAGACACAATTCAGAACATTTAAGATGTATGGAAAGAACTGAATGAAATACACAGGCCGCGCCAACTTGTAGTGGCCAAAGTGGCCGGGACATCCGTGATTCGTCTGTCCACAGCTACGACACGTCTTCCCGTTATCAAGAATTCCCATGCGTGGATCAAAGAGGCCGCCAATGCGCGGCTCATTTCCATCATAGGTGCCGGTATTCGTAATTTCCACTACAGACCGTTTTTCAATCTCTTCAGGGCCGAAAATCCCGAATTGGATACCCACCACGGGTTGAATATCCGAATCTGGACGATATATTCCGGCGGGCATCTCTCTTCTGTGTTATAAGAGGGTTTCTAAGTGCCCGCGCACGCTCAATTTTAGGAAGGGGGGCCTTTAGGCCTTTGTCACACCCGCATGGACAATAACGTATCTTTTGGAATATACTTTAATGCAGCAATATTGGTCGATTCAGGGAGAATCTTGGGCGCCTTCCCATTCTCATAAGCTTCCAGCCATCGTAGCGCACATACACACCATTTATCACCTGCTACAAGACCTGGAAAGGAGGGAGGGCTGGGAGTAGTTAAATTATTTCCCTTTGATTTCGTAAAACGCAGAAATGTATTGTCCATGACAGCACATACTACGTGGGTTCCGACATCTGTCGAACCCGTTGAACAATTTCCATCGCGAAAAAATCCAGTCACTTTTCCGGGCTTTTTACAACAAGGTATCATTCGGGTCCCGAGTATATTTTTCGTTGAACGCTTACGTGTATTTCCTGGCATCTACCGAGGGTATATTAGTTTTTCACATCGCCATCCATCATATCCTCTACCAGTGATTCAAATGTATACTCGGGCTTCCACCCCAGCTTTGTGCGGATTTCGGTAGAGTCCCCCAGCAATAAATCCACTTCCGCAGGTCTGAAAAATTCCGGATTCACTCTCACCAGCACTTTGCCAGTAAGCTCGCAGATTCCTACCTCCTCCAGGCCTTCGCCCACCCATCGCAAAATGGTTCCCGTATGTTTAAAAGCCGCTTCCACAAACTCGCGCACCGAATGTGCGACCCCTGTCGCCACCACCCAATCACGCGCCTCTTCCGCCTGTAGAATACGCCACATGGCCTCTACATAATCC